ATGAGTTTTCTTTTGCCGTGTGGTGGAATTATGAATAATATAGATTTATTAAAAACTATAACAAACTACAAAAAAATCAAAAATCCGGCATACCCGGCTCAGGAGAGTCTGTTAATACACTTATATATTAGAGTAAATGACAAAATCCAGAGTATTATAGAAAATGAATTGAGCGAGTATAGAATAAACACTTCAACATTTATGGTGTTAGTTTCATTATATATGTCTGATGATTATTGTCAGTCCCCTTCTGATATTTACAAGGAGTTACAATTCTCCAAAACAAACATCACACACATCATAGACAAATTAGAAAAAAAGAATATTGCCAAAAGAATTAATAATAAAAACGATCGTCGAAGCAAAAGTATTTGCTTAACCCCTGACGGAGTTACACTTGCTCAAAAACTAATAAACACTCAAAATGTAATGCTAAAGAAAATCTGGAGCGGGCTATCAGATGATGAAATGAAAACATTTGAACTCGCCAACAAAAAATTATTATCAAACCTTAATGTTAATTGATGTTAAAACATACTAACAGTCATCTTCTTACAATGTATTCTTCTGGAGAGAATAACTACCTGAATATATAAAGACATTAATCACACTCTCATTTAATTACAATGAGCATAAGAGCCACCAATGTTTATGCTGGTTAGGCTTTATACAGGAAACAATAAAAAAACGTCATTAAACAAAGCGTTTTTAATGGCGTTGTTATTTAAAAGAAAGATATCAAATATAGATTAACCCCCATCGAATAAAGATGTTGTCTAATCATACCTGAAGGTATTTATCACTAGAATTTTATTTGTATAAATGGACATATACCATTGGAAGATTTAGAAAAGCATGTCTAGGAGTTTAAGGACAAATCTCATACTGATTATCGGAAGCTTTTATCATTATATGATTACCAAGCATACAATGTATAATTATATACACTATTATTGTGATTATAATTTGTTACTGTGCCACTCAAGGGCAATATCTTTGAAGGTGTTGTTTAACTGCGTTTCCCGGGCAATCTTTTCCTCTCGCTTCACTTCCATCAGATCGATTCCCCCAGAGATACCTCTTTTAGCTTCTTCAAGTTTTGCAGGAGCATCAGCTAAGGTGACCTCAGGATACACACCTAGTGCTAACAGCTTCTCTTTACCAGCTACACGATACTTGAGACGCCAATATTCTCCTCCACCAGGTTTTACCAGGAGGTACAGACCACCACCATCAGCCAACTTGTAAGCCTTCTCTTTTGGCTTGGCAGTGTCTATTTGACGGGCATTGAGTTTCACTTGGGGGTATCTCCACTAAACTGAACAGCAAATCCCCTCAATTGCTTGTAGAGTTTGGGGTACTTAAATAGACGTCAAAAGACTAAAAGGGGCATTAATATACTGATTATAAGAGGTTTTTAAATACTTGAGTAGACTTGGGGAGACGTTAGAATGGTGCCGATAATAGGAGTAAAACACTCGATTAATCTCGTGTTAATGCCATCACCTACGACCATTACTAATTGATTGAATCTTATAGAAAAAATCATCATTTTCTATGCGTTACAATCAATTTTCACATTACAAACGCTCCGACACTTTAGCCGGGGAGTTTATGAGATACAAGCCCAATCAATACATAATCTGTGATTCTTACGGTAACTACTATTTGAGGATCACATTGCCTGTGTATATGCAGCCCTTTTTTGAAGGAAAAAGGACGTTTGTCAGGAGTCTACATACAAGTAATCTTCGTGTTGCACGTAGAAAGCGTGATCAGATTGCAGATGAATACCATTGCTTACGGGAGAGTGTCGCTCCTGTAAACAGCACAATAGAGAACACGCTGGAACTGTTACGAAGTAAGGCTAAATACGCCAAAACAGCTACCAGAATGCAAGATACAGCGTCTTCGTGTCCGTCATTGCTTAAAATTCTTGAAATCTACCTGACAATTAACAGCACGAAGAAGAAGCCAGCCACTTTAGCTAAGGCAAGAAAAGCGGTAGAGATGTTTCTCTCCTACCGTAAAAAGCCTGATATTGCATTGCAAGATGTGAGCCGCACCACTGTTACAGGCTGGATTGAACACATGCAAAAAACCCTTTCACAACAATCAATTGCAAATTATATCAGCCCAATGGCCCAGCTATGGGAGTTAGCTTCATCACGTTACCACGATGCGCCAGAAAGGGCGCTCTCCCCCTGGCGAGGGCATAGGCTTGATGTGGCACAAAGTAGAGAGAGCTACGAGGCATTTTCTAACAAAGAGCTATTGCAGGTGTTGCAAGTATTTTCCGGTAATTCAGCAGAAAACAAAGAAATGATGGCTTTGTGTCTTATCGGTTTATATACAGGTATGCGGATCAATGAGATAGCAAGTCTCACAATAGACGATGTGAAAGAGATCGAAGGTGTGCTGTGTTTTGAAATCACACAGGGAAAAACGAAAGCTGCGGCACGTGTTGTGCCTGTGCATAGCCTTATCACTCCGTTGGTGTTGTCGCTGCGTGAAAAGCCTCATAATGGCTTTTTGTTCTATCACGCCAGCATTACAGAGCGTGCTGATGGTAAACGCTCTACGTGGCACACGCAGAGATTTACAAGAGCTAAACGAAAGGCTTTAGGGGAAAAGGGAACAGAAAGGAAAGTGTTTCATTCTCTGAGACACGGAGTAGCACAGCTTCTTGATCGAAATCAAATTCCAGAAGACAGGATCGCCCTTCTCCTGGGCCATACACGCGGCAATACAGAGACATTCCGCACATATAGCAAGAATGCAGCTTCTCCAGTAGAGCTTAAAAACTATATTGAGCTTCTACGCTACCCTGAAATAGAGAAAGGCTTATCAATCAATAAAAAATCAAATTTAAGGCGTAAAACAACGCCATAGACGCAATAAAGAGGCTTCAACATAGATTGGTAGCCTCTTTTATAATTACATCGTTACAGAGCGTTTTAGAGGCGTTTACGGCTATTCCTGTTTAAAGGCAGGCGTAATAGTGTCTTCACCTTCACTACTTGATCTTTCAGCGTTAACACGTTTCTTCAAATTCGCCCCGATGTTCTTAGATGGCTGTGTTTTGATAGCTACAGTGTTTACAGTGCCATAAGACACTAATCTGATCTGTTCAAATTCCAAATCAAATACCAGGGATTCGCTTGCCTCTTCTGTGTATTCGATGCCTGTTAAAACAACGTTCTCAAAAGTTTTATTTTCTGTAACAAGAAGAAAAGGCTGTCTACTGTCCATAATCTGATTCAGATAATCTATAGCCAATGATCTTCTGTTCCCGTTCACCCCTGCACTCTTTAACAAGCCAGGATCGCTTTTAATCGGTGTTTCAGTGATCCTTCCTTTAAGAGAAAACTTATTGTTTTTAATTTGAACGTGATCAGACACAGTAGCACCATTCTCTACGGGGTAGCTTGTGACATCTGCCGAACGTCTCACGTTCACATCGTCTACACTGTCAAAGGCCAGCGCCATATAATTTTCATAAACGTCATTGCCAGAAGATGCCAAGCCACTGGTAACAATAGCAAACCCATTTTCTCCTTTTGTTTTATTGGCTTTGCTATTTTCGTTTTTTGTAGAGTTTATATCTTGTTCTGCTTTGTAAACAGCCTGAACGTGTTGTTCTGGAGTATTTGCTGCACGTATGGTTAAAATTCCCGCCGTTGCCATAATAATTTCCTTGTAATGTTATGGCGGGAATTACCCGCCGTTGGATTGTCCTGATAAGCTGGTTAATGTTAATGATTTCAAGAAGCTATCCCGACTTGCTCTCGCTGTAAAATCCACATAATCGCTTAATCTTGATGTGTCAGAATTAATAGTAAGAGGAACCTCTGTTACCACTTCAAATGTAGGATTCAGATTAAACACAGGAGATAAATTATAAGCTGGAGTTGTCATTGTAAGATTATTTAAAGCACCCTGTTTGAGATTGGTTATCGGTGCTTCGCTGACTGACATTTTTACATCTGACACAGAAGAAGCATTATCATCGAAAAGCCATCCCTTAATTGTGTTAAAAAGAGAATGACTATTATCAGGTGTAGTTGTTGCAGTTCCAGCGCCTTTATATTGGTCAGGAACGAGATTAGAAAGATGCTGTTTCATCCCTTCATTGCTTAATGGCGGTGCATCTCCCATATTTTTCTGAATAGCATCTGTCTTATCATCATTACGATTAAACCAGTTTACAATCTTCATAATGGCCTCAAAGAGACTTCCTGTAGCTTCTCCCAGCTTCGTAAAATACGGAGTGAGATTAGAAAGGTTTTTCATAAACTCTTCCGTTACTTTTGGATCGAGAGATTTCATAAAGCCGTCTACAAATGCTACTTGTCTTGCATCAGAAAGCTGTGAAAGCTGTCTGTTTAGTTCTCTGAATTTAACAATAGATTCTTGCTGTGTTTCTGTTAGCCATTTTCCAGAGGCTTTTTGCTGATTAATACTTTCTTGTACATCTTTAACGGAACGTTGCCAATATTTTGATGTAAGCATCAAATCATCGCCCAGGTCTTCTAAACGTTGTCCAATTTGGGAGTCTGAAAACCCTTTTTTCATCATTCCATTAACAGCCTTAGAAATTAATCCGGCTGGATTATCAGCAAATTTTTTAAGGTCGCTCTTGTTAATAACACCGATGTTTAGAAGTTCATTAATAGCGTTATCACCGCCTTTCCACTCGCCGCCTTTACCAGTTTTTTTATCGACTACATATTCAGCTTCACTATAGGATTTTGCGGCACGTTCCCTAACATCTTTCATCTGATCCAGGTATTTCCTAGCCCCTTGATCACCCATCATAGAGTCAACGCCGTTTCTATACGCCCATTCTGTAATATTATACATCTGGTTAACGTCTACACCGCCAAGCCTTGCACGTTGGATTAATTCTCCTTGTGTTTCAGCATTAGCGAAGCTATTAGCCATAAACTCGGCGGTTTTACTAACAGCCATCACGCCAGCAGCAGCCGTAGCGCCTCCAAATAACAGAGCGCCCATAGTGGCGGAATTCCCTGATCCTCCCTTAACGGGGGCAAATTGAGCTTTTCTGTTGCCATTAATCTTACGTTGTTGTTGTTGTAAGCGTTTCATTTGGCTATTCATACGTGCAAGCGAGATAGCGCCTTGTTCGTATTGTTTCGCTATCTCTCTAGCCTGTGCAATAGCTTTATATTGTTCCGCTACAGAGAGGCGGTGCATTGCACTTATAGAGCTTGACACATCAAGGAGTTTTAATTCTGCTTTCTCTTTACGTGCTGCTATTTGTGCCTGTTGCCTTGCCTGTGCTCTTGCTGCGGCAGCTTGTGCTCTTTGATTCTGTTTTTCGTTTTTCGCTTTCTGTTGAGCAATCTTATCTACTTCACTTTGTGCTTTCTTATAGCCTTTAGTGACATTATCAAATCTTAATTTAGCTGGCTTGATGTTCTCTGCGAATTCCTTTAAGCCTGTAATAGAGTCTTTCGCTTTTTTCAAGCTGTCTTTATCTACACTAAATGTTACTGTGTTCTTAATTTTAGAAGTGTTAATTTCTAACATTTAAAACCCCCCCTTATTAATCATTTTACCACCTTCTTTACTTAAGAAATGGTGTAGAGCCTGATCAATACTCTCGTTTAGTCTGAACATACGGGCTTTTACGCCTTCATATGGAACATCTAAGAGAGAACAGAGATATTTCAGATTTAACAAGCCTCTAGAATCATTAGCATCTAAATGTACGTGTACACCATTTTTTGATTTCAAAATCACTTCCATATTTTAATCACCTCTCAAAATTTAAAAATAAATAAAAAAAGGCGAAGCGTGAATACACGCCACGCCTCTATTACACGTTAAAATATTATTTAACAGTGATTTGAACGGAGAAGCCTACACCGTGGTTTACAACCATCTGGCTATTCTCTGTAACAACGTTAACAGCATCACCACGAGAAGATTCATAGCTGTAACTATACACCTCAGCAGGAGCGGCATTAATCAGTTCAAAGGTGCTGGAAGCCGCCCCATAGATGGCCTGGTAGACGTTAGAGAATTTAGCGAATTTAGGCACAGCTACAGCGTCTGCGGTCATATGTGCAAGGTGTAGCGGATCTACCAGTTTAACAACATCAATGTTAGTTCCTGGAATAGTGAACGCTGTCACTCCTGGTAGCAGGTCACGACGCTGATACACAACGTTCCCTTCTTCCAGTGGGCTTACATACTGGAATGCGTTTGCCATACCAGCAGAGAATCGAATTGCAGAGAAGGCTTCCGGCTTACAGAAAACAACAATACGCTCTACAGCAGCCGCCTGGCTTTGTGCTTTTTCGATAATGTCAGTAGCAATCTGATCAAATTCTTTAAAAATCTTCGTGGTGTCAGTGCTGGAAGCGTTCACAGTGGCTTTCATAGCTGATACGTTAAACAGCTTGCCCCACTCAATTAACACATCATCAGTTTTAGGCGTGTAAGTTTTGCCAGAGAACAAAGAAGCAGCCAATACGCTCTCTTTTGTACGCTGGAATGCAACATTGTGTTTAGCAACATATTCCGCGTAGATATCAGTGAGTGTTTCCTGGAAATCAGTGCCAGGTTTACGTTTGCCTTGAACATCAGAAGGACGGATCACATCTTCACGCAGGAAGTAAGGGATCTCGATCAGCCATTCTTTACCTTGTTCTCGCTTAGTAACATTGTGTTCAGAAGAGAAACGAGAGGTTTCTTTGTTGAACAGAGATTCGTTGCTTTCGACAAGCTGGGAAACAGCTACTTTATGAGATGTAACCCCTACAGAATCCGTAAAATCAAGGGTAGAAAGCAGATAATTTCTAGTGCTATGCGCAGAGAACAGAGGAGCTAAATCAACGTAATCATTACCTAGAATCATTTATTATTATTCCTTTTATTAAGAAGTGAAAACAGAATGGAACCCTTCAAGCTGGAAGCCTTTTTTAATTAATGCTGTTTTTGCTGCTTCACTTACAGCATTCAGGGCATCAGCTTTAATGCATACAAGCCCAGCATTGCTACGTAAAACATCTACAGGCTTGTTGTCTCCAGCCGTTACAAATTCACTCATAACAACATAGATATCATCTCCTGATACATATTTAGCGCCCGTGCTGGTGATCAAGTCGCCGCACTCAACATCAGCAGGAAGAGAAGCAAAAACCTTGCTTTCTACAGAGGCAAACGGATCAGTACAATAACTTACAATATCTGTGAAAGTCTTTCTAACTGGAAACAGAGTGTCTAAATCAATAATCATTTAGTAATCTCCTTAGCTTTTAATTTGATTAATTCATTAATGGAAGGTGTAGACGGAGAAGAAGGAGAAAAATATTTTTCAACACATCGTTCTACGTCCTCTACAGAACACCCAGCGTATTTAGCTACCATTTCGGTAATTTGTGGATTAATTTTCAGCATTTCATCTTTATACTTGATGATTTGCTCTTTATCATTTAAGAACAACATTTATATAAACCTTGTTACCTTGTTTAAAGTAAGAAATACAACTTTTAAGTTGCATAACGGGCAAAATAAAAGGCAGCATTTAAAGCCGCCTTTGTAATTACCCTATGTTATGCACACTCCAAGATGTATGCATAACAAAGGAAAAAAGAGGTATAATGACACAGTATTACTTAAGGAGGAGAAGCGGGGAGCGGAGATTTTACTCCCCTTTAACGACAAGAAGAATTTTTAATATCGAACCAATAAAGGAAAAATAATAACCCTATATAATTATATTAACATACAATATATGAAATGTCAAGATATTTTACAACTTTTTTGTTGCTTTTTTTATTCTTCTGTGATAGTAGCGCCTAAGCGTTGAGCTAGTTCAACAAGTCCATCTCCTACATAGCGAACATCAGAGTCGATATCTTCTATCCAGTTTGATAGCTCCCATAGCTGAGAGGCTGTCAGGTATGCGTTCTCACGCTTACAGAGCATCTCTACACGCTTAGAGAGGTGCTCAAAGGCATTCACAGCTAAATCCCAGTGTTTAAACGCCTCATTTAGTGCCGCTGGCGTGTTTTCTTTGTATGCTTCAAGTTCAGCGCGGTTTAAAGGCAGGAGGTAATCATCCTCATAATAATTAATTAGTGAGTAAATTGTGTCATACGTGTTTTTGTTCATATTAAAAGTCTCCATAGTGATCAGCATTATCTAAAATTTGAAAGTCTGGAACTAAATTATTTAGGCCATTGGTGGCGAGATAACCAACGTAGTGGTTATAGTCTTCAAATCCTAAAATCTGGTATTTGCGTAAATCAGAGCTATCAACAATATACTCTTTTCTTTTTCTAGGTTTCCAGAATACGCCAGGTGTTGAAGATAAGATTTCTTGTAAGGCGTTAAATTCATCTCCACAAGGCACAGAGGGAGAATGTTCTATGATCTCTGTTTTCCATTCGCCAGGGGCGCTATTATGCTTGGTGAGCGTAACTAGCTCTTTAAAGTCTTTGCGTCTTAGAATAGATTTAGGTTTACTTAGAAGAGAAGCTGAATCACCGATTTTCTTAACAACGTTGTTTTTTCTTTTTGCCATTTATTTTTCCTTTTCTTTTAAAGGAAAACACCCCGAAATATGCTTCTAACGTGAGAAAGAACAATAACCAATACATAGCTACTATCATAATAATGTTTTCCTTTTATATTTTAATTACATAGAGAGATTTTAGAGAGTGGAATAGATGAATTCTATTTCTTTATCTAGTCTTTTGAGATTGAATGTAGAGAAAGATAATTCTTTAATCTCTATAACACCGAAATTTGATAGCTGTTTCAGCCAGAATTTTAAACCAGCTTCAGAGCACCCTGCTCGATGTAACACATCGCTATATTTTAGCGGTGTTGGCTTTCCTTTATAGAGGTAAGCAAGTGTCTCGTAGATGCGTTTTCCTGTGTCATTACACTGAATTCTGTCTACTTGATTTTTTACTAAATATTGAATCATAACCCTCCTTATTAAAATGGAATATCAAAGTCGTCATATACATTTGGGTAATGCTTAGAAAAATATGCCTCAATACCATTTGGTCGTTTTAGCCCGTATCTACAAGCTAGTGAATTTGCAAACTCAATAAATGATGCTCCTCCTGTTCGTGTGTGTTTCTCCTGGATGATAAGAGAGGCAAAATTCTCTAACACATCCTCCTCATTATCATTAGCTACCTTTTCACTTGATGAAACAGGTGTTTCTTCCGTCTCCCACGGCAAAGGCGCATCCCAATCATCAAGAACATCAAAAGAAGGCTGTTTATGGCCTTTAGGTTGTTCCTGTGCTTCTTCTGCCTCAGAAAGATCAGAGAGTGATGATTCTCCTGGGGGAGTAATATGTGCATCTGTAAATGGTAATGCTTTATAGAGTGATGTTTGACCGTCCCGTGCCTCTACAGAAAGAACTCCCATATCAACAAACATATTTATAATATTGCGAACCTGGCGATCACTAACCATTCCAATATTAGCTAATGTTTTTTGAGTAGCGTAACATTCTTGCCCTTGTTCATTGAATCCAGCTATATAGCTATAGATTTCAACGGCTGGCAGTGTAGCGGTGTATTCATTACCAGATGGTGAATACCATTTTTTAAACATCTTCAACCATTGCTCAACAACTACATATTTTTGTTTACCATCTTTCTGATTTAGACATTTGGCTTTCGCTTCGGCAATTGTTTTGATATTTTTGATCATTTAGTTCCTCCTTTGTAAGGACTGTAATTAGTAGTTCATTAACAAGTTTTGGAATTGATTTCCCTTCTGCCTTTGCGCGATTTAACAACGCGTTATAAGTTGCAGAATCAAAATTAATATTCATTTGGTTTTCTCCTTCTCCTGTTATTATTCTTTCTCTGCTTCTTTCTTACGCAGTTCATCAATAATCTTGAGTGCTTCATTGAAGCAAGCTGCTCGCTCTGGATAACCTCGACTCCTTGCCATATTACGATTCATTACTACTTGGTGGCGTGTAAGCTCACCTTCTTTAAATGCCTGTACGACGTGTTCCGGTGTAAACCATTTCATAAAAACTCCTTATTCAGTTAAAAGAAAAAACACCTTGCAAGCCTGACGGCTTCAAAGTGCATTGATTTTGATTATTTAGAGAAGAATGTTTTTCTGTCCCTCTAATACCTATTATTACATATAAAGAAACATTTGTCAATACCCTTTTCGAAAAAAATCGATCTTTTTCAGCATGTTATAATTTGTCTTAGCAATTCGTGCTCTTCTGTGTAGTGCTATTCTTCATTATTGTCTAAAACGCTCTAAAACGCGTTCTAACGAAGTTTTGATAAAAGCAATACATTCTCTTATGTAGAGGCTATTTATCTCGTCAGAGGCTTATTTAAGGGGCTTATTTTGTATTTGTTAGGTATATGAAAAGGTGATGGTAGATATAAAACAGAGAGTCACTTTATAAAACGTTCTGTAAAGCCCTGTAGTGAGCTTATATATGTAGGCAATGCGTTTCCATTCCCTACCCTGCTTAATGCTGTTAGAGAAGCATTTAGACCCCTTATTTTTAATTACCTAAAGTATCCTCTATACATCTCTGTTATGAAACACCTCTGAATCCTTCATAAAACACATTATGACGCAAAGAACACCTTTTCTAAGGTGATTCCCTTCCTGAATGCTGTTTCTTGCGTCAGAGAGCTACATAGAGCTTATAAAGCTATTATTAATAATAAAGTAGATAAAGTAAGTAAGATAAGTAAGAAGATTAACTAAGATAGATAAGATTAATAAGATCAGAATTCTCTTTCGGTGTCGCCTCTGGCTTTTCCACCGAAAACAATTACACGACTACAGAATGTAGGAAGTGGAATTGTATTGAGGCTTAGTGAAATTACACGAGGAAAGCAGAGTGTAATTGAGCTTTAGCCGCTCTCTCTTCGAGTAATTACACAACTACAGAGAATAACGAGAGTTATTAAATGTAGGAAGTGGAATTAAGAGGTAGAGAGATAGAGTTAACACATAAGCAATCAGTATGATTGGTTAGGTGATTACTCTTCTGCGCACAGCGCAATAGTATTTCTTCGTGGGCGTTACCGCCAACGATAGTTACACGAAGAAAGTAACGCTTTGCTTTCGGTGTGAGCGGAACGGGCCAGCCAACGTAGCCCAAAGGTAGCGGAGTAAGGCTGCTTGCCAGAGAGTGAAGCTAACGCCGGAAGGCAAAAAGATCATATATATATAGTATAAAGAATATTATTTATATTATTTAATTATAGTATTTAATTATAGTATTTAATTATAGTATTTAATTATAGTATTGGTGGAACTCATTTCCTAGGTAGGTAGGAACTCATTTCCTAAGTAGGTAGGAAACCACTTCCTAGGTTACTTCCTAAATAGATCGGAAATCATTTCCTAGGTGTTATTTATACTTATCGGGTATCAGTTTTGATAGGGGTATCAGACTTGATAGGGGTAACAGAATTCTGTGGGGGTAGCTCACAGTGACCTACCGTTACTACCAACTTTCTTACAGAGAGCATTTCAGATAGCTGAATGTAACCTCTCGTTACATCCATTTGTCACATAGCACTCTGTGTAATGCCTTTCTATGTGTGTGCCATAATCCCCCTATATTCCCTGTGTAAATCATAGAATAATGCTCTCTATTCCCTGTGTAATTCCATACTAAAAATTCAATGAAAAAGTAGCTTAAAAGTGCAATTCTCACTTTCTTCACTTTTACATCACTTTCGCAAAGCCTTGTGTAATGCGGCTTACAGCGCACTATCAGAAATTGTTGGCTAAAAATTGTTCTGCTTGTTTCTTAATGAGTTTTCTTGTTTGTGCAAATTTTAAAATTTATTTTGTTTTTACAGCCTTATTTCGTGTAATGCGTGGCATAGCAAGCCCTTTTCTTGTGTTGTCAAGACATTTGGCAACGTTCAAACATCTGTTTAGAAATGCCAAATTGTTGATCTAACAAATAAACCTGTATAAACAGAACACCATTTAATCTATTCCCCTGTGTATCCATTAGGCATACCAAATGAATACATCTAAATCGTGTAATATTCCGTACCTATAAGGCTTGAAACAGACAAAATGAATACGATATACTCATTTGCATTGAAGTAGTGCCAAATCGATACATTAAGAGGATTTTATGAGCAATATCGGTTATAAGCGTGTGAGCACTGTAGATCAGAACACTGATCGCCAGCTTGCAGGAGTAACGCTTGATAAAGTCTTTGAAGATAAGCTGTCAGGTAAAGACACTAACCGTCCAGGATTGCAGGCGTGTTTATCCTATCTGAGAGAAGGCGACACCTTACACGTCCACTCTCTTGATCGTTTAGGGCGTAACACCTTAGACATTCTGGAGTTAATCAAACAATTGAATGATCGAGGTGTAATTGTTCGCTTTCACAAAGAAGGAATCATTGCTGACATTACAAGCGCGATGGGAAAGATGATGCTTACGATGTTGTCGGCAGTTGCAACGTGTGAACGTGAACTGATGTTAGAGCGTAAACGAGAAGCGCAAGCCGTCAATCCTACAAAGCGTGGTAAAGGGAAGGCAGTAGATAGGGAAGGTATAAAGAAAGCCCTTTCCGCTGGCGTGTCAGTGCGTAAAACCGCCGAGAGCTTTAATGTTGCTCCTTCAACGGTGCAACGTATCAAGAAGGAAGAAGAGGAGGCGTAATGCCTCCTTGATATTTGGGGATTCTGGATTTTCCAGATCGGGGGGCGCTGATCTTCGCGTTAAACATTGATCACGTTTGCGCCGATTTCAGATAAAAAGGCAGCTATTAAGCAATACGTAACTTTTACAATTAGTGAAATTATCTAAAACACAAGTTATATAGATGAGAAAATGAAATATTATCTTGAACAAATCAAACAAAACAACACATCATCTTGTTGACACCATGCAAAGTGAATAGTAAGCTATTATATGTGAAAATTTGCACATTGCATGCAATAAAAAATAAATGATACCTTGTTGTTGTTAAATCAATAGGGGGTATCTATGCGCTTTATCTTATCCATTTTAAAAACCTGCAGAACCACAATTACTTTAGCTGTAATTGTTACCATCATATACCTCATCTATTTTACCCCTCGAGATAAAATCGATTCACTAGCGATCATCGTTCATGCAATGGCTACATTAACTAAAAAACTTTAATAATTTCACTATCAGGCGCACAAACACATCTTTGATTGCTGGATGTGTTATGCGCCTACTGGTGATTCAATCCTTAAGCCATTTCAACTCACTAAGGAGTTTTCTTTCTTCGTTCTCTCGCTGTTTACGCTCTAGCCAGGCTTTTCCCTCTGGCGTAGACAGGAACTTACGAGCGTGAATCTTGCGGTTATTACGTTTTATAGCTGCAATGTTTTTCATCGTGTTGCCTCTGTATTCATATGAAAATTAACAAGTTACATACTACACAGGGAGACTACGCATAAAACACAATACAAGTAAAGATACATTTTCAAGACAATAGGAGCCATAAAGCGCCTTTGATGGTTATACCAAAAAATAAGCGCCGTAGGCGTATCCACTAAAAGGGCTTTTTCACAAAAGCTATGAAGTCTTAGCAGTTCTTCTCTTATCAGGCACCCGTTGTACTCCGGTGGACGAAACCGTGCTAGAGCTTGATTCTTTCCCGATCAAGTTAGGTTTTGAAGAGGTGGGCTTTAATCCACTATTGCACTTAAAACTCTTCCCATCATTTAGCCTGTTTATCCTCTGCAACGTCTCACGACGTGTGGCATCATTGGACACCGCGCCAGGTGTGGAACATCTTGCTAAGAGTTTTGGTAGAAGGTTTAGAGACGGTGGCACGTCTTCCAGCTTCAAAGGAACTTGTTACGAGGTTGAGCCTGGGAACTACTCGCCCATACGTGTTACACTACCAAAGCCCATAACAACGTATAGGCGTTTGTAAGTGATAACAGAAGATACAATTTCTTAGAGAAGTTAAGCTAAGTTATTGATTTTCTTAATGGTGCCGATAATAGGAGTCGAACCTACGACCTTCGCATTACGAATCTGTAGCACCAATCATAACTATCTGTTTTAGCAAGCATTAACCGCATTCACTAAGCTATAGTTGATGGCACAAACAGAAAGCTGATGCATGATGTTGTCATGTGTATGTCACAAATACGGCACAACGATCTTCAAACATGTAGCCACTCAGCATAGAAGAGCACAAAGCCTTGCAATCCAGTGCAAAGCTTTGTGTGTCTCAGTTTTTATAAATTCTTAAGCAAGAATTATAGTTATAACTATTATGTAAGTTTTATGATATATATTGTATTTAAATGCTGGTTTTACTTATTAACCCAACCTGTAGCATTTGTGTTGCTTTCCTTTATATAAAGTACTGTATTTCCACCTCCATCAGAACGAGTGTAAATAGAACCAACTGGTGCTCCAACTCCGCTAGATGTTGGGTTGCCTTCTTGCCCAAATATCACAAGTGAGCTTTTATCTGTAGCTTGATTATTCTGTGTGGCTGATGTTCCAAATGAAACATTCCCTATAAATGACACGCTCTTACAGCTTGATGTAGCAAATATACCAACTGATGGTTTATTATTTGCAACGCCATCACGAATTTGATTTGAACTAACAATTACATTTTCTGCACCAGAGTCAATTCGTATGCCATTATGGTTATTATCTGCGGTAGAAACCCCAACTATAATGTTTGATTGAATAGTAACATTTGAATATTTACCATTAATATGAATCCCATGCAGGGAAATATTTCTAAAGATGTTGCTAGAAATTACAACATCATGCGAAAAACCAGACCCTATAAATTCTTCTGCATTAGTTTCAGAAATCCATAAAGAACTTGATGTTCCTGAATCGTATTCATTATTAGAGATGATTGATTTGTTAATAAAATCACCTTTGAAAAAACCGATTCCGCCTCTTGCTGTGTTTCCAGTGACAGTTAGTCCTGAAACCCATCTTGCGTCTACTGCATATGATTGAGACTCTGTAATAAAAATGGAATTGTTGGATATTACGATATCTTCATGAAATGCATCTGATGTATCTGTATATGGATATGTAGGTGCAGCCAGAAGAATCGGGGATCTAACGCCTTCAAAATAATTGCCAACAATGCGCCCCCTCCTTGCCCCCTGTGGTTTTGATGATGATGGGAATGGGGTTACATGAACTCCTCGCGCGGTACTGTTATAGAAAGAGCATCCGCTAACCACCCAATCATACCAGTTGAAAACCCTTACCCCGGCAAAGAGCATTCCATCGAACCTGCAGTTTATGACCCTTATATTTTTGTCCTGATTCCCATATGAATTAGCATGGTTCCCAACCCCCCCCCCCCACGCCCCAAACCCAGTGGTGGTATTTTGTGGATTTGAACCAAAATAACAGTTATCAACAAGAACATTGATGTTTGGGTAATAATCGCCAAGAGATTCAATCCCCGGATCTAACTGGATCGCTTCTGAATAATTTCGGTTGGAAAGTGGTTTGAAGCCAAGAAACTTACAGTCTCTTATAATCACCCCTTGCCCGTCAGCAATATCTACAGCATGAAAATCGACTACATCAAGAAATGTTACTCCAACAATAGAAAGATTTCTTGGTGAGGAGGCTGCAATGATGTCAAAAGGATCTGTAGGGTGGTCTTGTCCTCCTCCATCTAGTATTCCGCCTGTTATTTTAATGTTAGTGCCAGTATTAGGGCTTATTCTCAGCATGACGTCATTAGAAAAATTACGTTTAATGGTTACGCCATCAGTCATCTTTAGGTGAGTATTTGATTTTATTTGCAACTCAGAAAGCAAAGTATATATGCCTGGTAGTGAAAACTGTAGTGTACCTCCTCCAATGCTATATATTGCATCTAGCGCAAATTGCAGAGCTACTTTATTGTCAGCATTCGATGGATGAGCACCGAAGTCAAGAACATCAATGATTTGTTGGTTCTTTTGGTGTTGAGTTTGATTTGCTGCTCCGGGGAATGGTTGTTTCACCGACACTAATTCATCCCCATCACCATCATCAAAGGATGCCAACCTCTTCTGAAACTGATCAGGGTCATACTTCAGCACATTAGGAAAATAAAACTGCTGCGCACCATACGCATCATAAACCGCCATAGAATGGCCTTGCACAGTTACGAACTTGGCAATCTGTCCGTTATATACAGGGTAACCAGCAGCGTTAATGATGATTGGTTGAGAAACAGGAACGTGAGAACCATCTTCGTTCTCAACATAGACCTGAATCTGGTTTTCAGGATTTACCGGGTCAGTGTCAATTTTACCGATATAAATTTTGCCATTGGCTACGGCTTTAAAAGAACGAGCCATAGTGAAGAGTTGCGAAGGCATACTCACTACAACATTGGCTGTAATGTCTGTCATTTAATTTGCTCCAGATACAATGAATCGCCGCAGCGTGGCCACGGTGAATTTTGGGCATAAAAAAACCCAGCCGAAGCTGGGTCGTTGCGTTGGTTATCTGTCAGTAGTTATGTACTGAAGGAGGTAATTCTTTGTTCTTAAGTCTTATCCATGCTGAAAGGTTTGTTGGTCCGTCTGGCTCATTAATATCAACATCTCGTGTATGGTTGATTAAAACATCTCTCGCCATATCGATAATACGGGAGAACTCATAACCGCAGTCATGACATCTGCCGGAATAGTTCGATTGAATTTGTTTTAGCGCCGGATACAATTCGCGGAATAATGCCTGTGAGCGGTTGGCATAATCCCATAGCCATACAAGGCTGTTTGCTTCTTTTGCAGAAAGCTCGTTGGTTTTCTTCTCTTGTTTGCCAATGAACTCACCTTCAAGCGGAACTCGAGCTGCAAGTGACAGTGCTTCGGTAAACTGCTCCTCACTGATTTCTTTGTATGAACATCCAAAATGGGATTTCAGTGACGACCACATGGTGATCATCGCCTTAGCCTGTTTTTCCTTTGGCAGAGACTGACCGCGACTCATGACGAGTTGTTTAATGGCTTCCTGCTGTTCAGTGGTGATTTTACCCGGCAACGCCTTTTTAGCTTTGCGTGGGTTAACTACATGACCTTTAGTCCAGTACTCGTATAGCACATCGTCACACTCTTCCTGATACTGGATTACCTTGTCGCGGATTTCAGGACGGACTTTGTTTGGCTGAATGCTTGAAAGCCAAGCCGCAAACTTACGAAAGGCAAGGCATATCATTAACTGTTTACCGCCAGCAGAAGGTATTTCGATTTCCGAAATACCTTTGACAAATCTCTGTTTTAATTTAACAAATTGAGCAGCCCAAACCATACCCATGCCTTCTACAACGGGTTTCATAGGAACGTAAGGTTCATTGTTAATGCTGACCAAAAAGAGATTTGTTCCGTGGAATGGAACGTTGATTGTATGTTCTGCAATTGCTACACTCGTCATGTCGTTAATTCCTATGCGTGGTTTTACGATACCGAAGCCCTGACTGTTACCGCAGTTGGGGCTTCACTGTTTTTGTAAGTCACTGTAGTTATAAAACCACTGACCACTCATTCTTGCTTTGATTGACTCTACTGAATCACGGCAAGGAATGATTCCACCTGACATCATTCTGATCTCCGTAAATTCACCGCTCCTTACCGACTCAATGCCATTAACGTTAACTAAAGATTTACCTCTACCAAGTGCATTCTCATAGCCAATCTCATCAACCTCAATAAACCTCATACCGTTATCCCCTCTCTCTTCAGGCTGTCCATCACTCGCTTATAAATCTCAGAGTTAACAGATCGCCCGTTCTCTTCAGCTACCTTGCGCACCAAATCCAATACTTCTTTAGGCCACCGCAAATTGAACTGCGGCATTTTGCTCATTCCTTTCATATTCACCTCACAATATGGGTCCACCGTGGACCCATTGAGAATATAGTAGAGTGCTTCTATCATGTCAATACACTAACTTGGGGTGATGGCATGGCTAGAGACGATCCGCACTTTAACTTCCGTATGCCTTTGGAAGTAAGAGAAAAATTGAAATTAAGAGCAGAGGCTAACGGAAGGTCAATGAACTCTGAGTTATTACAAATCGTTCAGGATGCTCTCTCAAAGCCATCATCAATTGTAGGCTATCGAGACGAAGCTGAGCGAGTCGCGGATGAGCAATCTGACGTTGTTAAGAAGATGGTCTTTGAAACGCTGAAAAATATTTATAGCAAAAGTAAGTTATAGGCTTATGACGTACAGTTAACCATATCGATATTGGCTCGCGTGATGACAAATGAAAAAAAGCAATGGACTCACATTAAAACTTGACGGAACCACCCCTGGCCAGCTGTCAATGGCTAAGTTGGTCAAGTATATGTCTGCTCTCGTAGATCTATACGGTTCTGCAGATTCTGTTCACTTCGACTGTGTAAGTGAAGGATCGGCTGACTTAAATGCATGGGTCGATAATGATATTTGTTATAACGCTGTCATAGCAAGGGCCTCTCTCTCAGCCAAAGAGAAATCACCCGCGTATCAAAAAATTGTTAATTTACTGGAACATGATGGTTTTTCAGCGAAACTACTCGGACGAAACCACTCAACCATTATCGCATTCCCGCGAGTAAAAAAGGAGCCAATCCCTTTACTCATAACAAAAACATCAGAAGTTCAAGGAAGGCTATACAGTGTTGGCGGAAAAGACAATTCAATACCTGTGCGTATTGAGGGAGCCAACGGCGAAACATTCAAGTGCGAGGCAACCCCTGATTTGGCGGCAGCTCTTGGGTCCCATCTATTCAAATATATTAGGGTTAAAGGAGATGGGTGCTGGGAAAAAAAGAACAACAAATGGGAGCTAAAGAAACTAAAAATAACTTCATTTGTATTGCTCAAAAAATCATCACTCAAGGATGCTATTAATGCTATCAAGCAAGTTCCTGGAGATCAGTGGTCCGAGGAACGCGATGTTGATTCAATCCTTAGGACTCTGAGGAAGATAAATTGCGAGTAATTTTAGATACCAATATTCTGGTATACCTACTATCAGATATAGAACACGATTATAGATTATCTGACCCTATACTTGGTTCTGAGATTCCAGATGCCAAAAGAAGAGCAGAAGCTCTTGTTGATCGAATAGATAACAAGAACGGGACAATCATCGTTCCAACTCCTGTATTGGCGGAGTTTTTAGTTGGAATCCATAAAGATTACCAACAAGAAAAACTGAATGTTATCAAATCGTTATCGTGCTTCGAAACTGTATCGTTTGATGAGTTGGCTGCTATTGAATGCGCATCGATACCAACATTAAAAGAATTAAGGAAAATTAGCACAGAAGGTACAGCAAACAAAATTAAGTTTGACAGACAAATAATAGCAATTGCAAGAGCAATTAATGCTGACGAGGTATGGACTCATGATAAGGGAGTGTTTGAGCGTTGCAAAAGTCTCAATATTCCTGTGTTCACATTATCATCAATAGAACCAATTCCGGTTCAAAGTCTCATGGAGTTCTTACACGATTCAGACGATCAGAGATTACACTAAAATATAATTTTTATGCATCCGTGATAATTACATCCGTCACGGATACATAAAGCTATAGCCAAAAGTGGACAAACCTTTATCTCACTCCAAACCATCTGGTATCCTGCGCAAAACTAAGGAGGTTGGTGTGTTTGGTATATTAACGAGAAGCAAGATAAAAAAATTAAGGGCAGAACTCGCCGAAACACAAAAACTGGCTTCACATTTTTACAAAATGAAATACGACGCTGAAGAGCGTGCATTTGTTGAGTTATGCGATTTATCTATTCGTATGGGAGTAGAGCCAGATGTAGCGGCAAAAACCCAACAAGGCATTGATATACTTGCAGATGTTGTTTTAAACAGGCAATATGCGTTTTATCTAAACGAGAAGGCCATTCAGATTTACTCTCAAATCTTCCTCCTAGAAAAAAGAAGAGGAACTCACGATCGAGAAGAGTGGTTAAATGAAGTTGTTAAAAAATCTGGCTGGGAAGTTGTTTCATCAGAGCTACCTCTTATTTGTGCTGATTTAATCGAAGAGGCAAAAGAGCGCCTATCCGATGGCTAAACGAATCCATCCGTGGATTACTAATTACTCCCGCTCCATTCCGCTTAGCGATGCCACAATCCCAGCCCTCGCTAAGCGCTGAAACTCTTCGTTTCCGACGGTATCACGTATCGCTTTTACAGCAGCTTTATTTGCCATAAATCTGCGTTCAGCCGCCGCTAATGCACCATCACTTGCCCCAACCTTAACTGCCTTTGTTGCCTCTTGAACAGCCTTTTCAATAGCGTAACGACCACTGCGGGATGCAGCTAACTTTTCTATCGTCCCTTTAGCTATAGATCCAGAAACAGCCCCCACAACACCGCCAACAATCCCTCCACCAGTGGTGCCAACAATAGCCCCTGATGTTGAATTGCCTATTGCATTGAGAACTGTCATGACAGCTTTTGGCAGTCCTTGCTCAAGAGAGTTAATTGCCGGTATAGAGCGCCCCGTATGCTCTACATATCGCAGTGGTCTGGTTGCTGCTCTGGCAAGGTCGCTGTATGCCCTAGCAATCTTACCCATTTCTGGCGAGTGCTTGCTAATGGCAGTAATATTCTGCGGCGTAAGGATCGACGCTATATGGAATACGCCAGCAGACTCTGATTTACCGCCACGCCCCCCTTGCGATACCGCATCTTGTAATATTGATGCAATTGCTGGAGATCGCTCAGACTCTGGCAGTGCGCCAATAATCTGATGAAACTTTCCTGTCCCACTTTTTGATGAATTTTGCAAGGCTTTAATACCATCAGTGACTAACTGATCAGTTGCAAGGTTTCTAAACGCTGCTTCAGCCTGTTCTTGTGCTGTAAATCTTGCTTTTGACAGATCATTAGCTTTTTGCCAGTCATCAAGAAAACCGCCATTTTGAGCCATTATGCGCATATCTTCCGTTGCTGCATCACGAAGCTCCGCCATGCGCCTTGCCGTATTTGCCTCACCAGACCTTATATACTTCTGCTCAGCGTCAGCAAGTTTACTTCGCCATGCCTTCATGGCATCAAACGTGATTCCTTTTTTACCAGTTTTAGCATAAGCAGATGCAAATTGTTTCATCTCAGGAGTTAGCGGCATACCAGCCAAAATATCACCCTGAATTGTAGCGTTCAGGTTTGACATTCTGGCCTTTGCGTCAGGCATCGTGGAGCGGACGCTATCCCATGCTGCCTTTTCTGAGTTCTTCATTTTATCAATACTTGCTAAAACCCTTTGTTTTATGGCTGCACTTTTTTCTGATGCAGATCCAGCCTCAGCACCAAGTTCATCAAGTGCTGAGTGGAATTTCGACTGTATTTCACTAAAAGCCCTAGTATGTGCATCCTGAACAATTCCTGGTTCGGATGCCAATATCCCTTCGGCTTGTGCAATTCCACGACTTCCAGATCGCATTCCTGGTGTTAATGCGTTTATATCAATTCCAGCAGACTCAGCCGCTTTTGCTACATCTTCGGACACATTAGCGGCCTGACTGGCAATTGACTGACGCCCAGCACCTGACTTTGCCATCCTGGAAACATCATTAGCAGAATTCAGTGCTGCACCACCAAGAGCCTGTGAAACCCTTGGCGCAATAACGCGCCCGACACCAGAAAGAACGCCTTGAGCACCAATATTGACACCACCGTTAATGGCAGCATTTTGTGCAAAGTTGCCATCCTGATTTGCAGCATCAGCAAGAGAACCTGCAATCATGTTTCCTGCGGAACCGATATCTCCAGCGAGCTTTGCTGGCGCTCCAGCAGCTTTTGCCGCTGTGCCAATTGGCAGGAGATACCCACCAATTGTTTCACCGGCTTGCGCGTAAGGGTCTGTCGGTCGATCGACTGGACGATAGACATCATCCAATACTTTTGGCCCACCAAGCCCATGACTGATTGCATTAATCAGACTTGCGCCACCCTGCAATACGTCAAATGGTATGTTTACCAGACCACGACCAGCCTGTTCTGCAATTTGCCCTGCACTTTGACCACCTGTGAGCCAATCGCCAGCTTGTTGCATCAATGATGGTTCTTCACGTGCTGGTTCATTATTGGCCTGATTAACTGTTTGTTGCTGAACAGCCTGACCAGCAAAATACTCATCAATGGCGGTGCCAATATCTTCGGTGCTCGTACCATCAGGGAAGGTAAATGTCTTACCGTTTGCAGTTACTTTCATCATTCCACCGTAAATTGAATGCCTGATTTTGAGGTATATGATCCAACCTGATTCGGTGTTTCTCCTGAAGGTATCGAATCTTGCGCTGGTGCTGCGTCAGTATTCATTGACATATACCGCTTAACGGCACTCCCCAATGATTCACCTTTTTTAACATCCACCCCCAATATCTGACCGCCATTACGCGATTGCCCAGGGTTGCCATTCGCGCTCATCCACTCGGCTTTAAACTCATTAAACTGCGCGTTTCGTCGCTCAAGGTTTGCCATTGCATCAAGCCATCTTGCGACCGTCTCAGGGTTATCCATGTCAGTTGGCGCACCCTGTCGAACGATCTCAACGTCTTTATCCGTTGCTGGGCCGGGAGGTAGGAATTTAAGAACCTGACTGTTAACAAGGGCATTTTGGCGGATGCGCAAATCACGCAATGTCGTATCGCTTCCGGTAAGTTTTGCGAACATGTTCTGTGCGTTACCGAACAAACCTGTCGTTGGTTTTTCTGCTCTGAACTGTTGAGCAAGCGCACTCATAGAATTGGCTGAGTTTGATGATGCTGTGGCATTGTTTACAGCCGTCTCGATGCCTTTTTCCATGTTTACTGACAGCTTAGGTGCTTCACTAATCAACTGCTGAGCCTTTTCCTGCGCTTGCTGCATCTTAAACCCGAACTCTTGCTGATCCAGAGCCAAGCGTTGTGCTGCGATATTGTGCCCAGTCATTGCTGACTGATAGGAAAGGTTTTGCCCTCTCGCCTGAAGTGCTTCACCAGCCTGATTGCTGCGGATTGTCTCTGCAAGTTTTCCGCGATCAATCTCACGACCAGCCATTTTGTCCTGAACATTGAAGTAATCAATCGGGCCAAGTGCAGCCATTCCAAGGTGATCAACAAACTCTGTGAAACCTTGTGGATTTTGCTGATACATTTTCGCCACATCCAGAGGGTCTACTCCGGCACGAGTAAGCTCAGATGAGTTGTTCTGCAACCATGACATCATGGCTTCTGGAGATGAAGCTGCGAGTCTGGCACTTGCTGCCAGTGTACCGACAGTGGAACGCTGGTCTTCATCGACAAATTTCATGCCGTTTCTTACAGCGTCAAACTGCTCAGGATACTGTGATGCCAGTTTTCGCATTGCATCGCGGTCACCAGATGTATACGCATCAGCATAAGCCTGCTGAAACTCTTGCTGCCGCTTCTGCTGATCCATCTGCTTATACATATCCATGACAGATGAAATGCCCTGCAAAGCCTGCAAGCCAACGTTATTACGTCCTGAACGCTCCATCTCGTTATTCTGTCGAATGTATGCAAGCGTGGCGTCTGCATCACTTGCTCTTGGAGCGTTGGAGTTCATGCCGCCTAACCCGGCAAGAAGCGCGCCTGAATTACCAGCCTGTTGCCATGTAGCCAAGAGACACCTCCATTAAAAAAGTGAACCAAGAAGACCGACGCCAGCACCAATTGCTGTACCCCAACCAGGCATGATTGCAGTCCCCATCGCAGCACCTGCCGCAGCTCCACCGAGAGCACTCTGAAAGCCAGACGGTTTATTGGCATTTGCTGCCGCTGCCGCCGCCTGCTGTTGATACAATTGGCTGACGTTGTTAGCGTAGTTCTGCCCGGCGTTTGCCTGACCTGTAAGAGCACCAAGGCCGATATTTGCCAGATTGTTGTAGTTGTTCATCTGACCTGACAGCCAGTTTTGACCGAGTGTAGGTGCGATTGCTGCTAACTGGTTTCCTGTTGCTGTAGAGCCTAATCCACCCGTTGCCTCTGCTGCTGCCAGACTCTGATAGCGCGCCTGCCCTGCAAGGTCTTTGTACTGCTGGGAGTTGTAATACTGGTTAAGCGCCTGACCTTGCCCCTGAAGAGAGGAAAGATTTTGCAACTGTGATACATACTGCTGAGCGAGTGGCGTGAACGGTGCAAGGTTTTGCATGTTCGTCTGCCACATTTCACGCTGCAATTCGATGCCCTTTTCAGTTGCGCGTGCCTGGGCTTTAGATCCGGAGTCGCTGCCGCCTTTCATATACCCATTCATGGGAAGCAATTTATTCTTGAAGCTTTCGCTAAGTACTAACATTTAATAGCTCCTCATATTTTGAACGAGGTAATTGATAGAGGGTGATTCCAACCGGTTTTCCGTTACTTATGTACGCATCATCAAGGTGACCAACACGGGTAGCGCCAAGCAAACGGATAATTGCCCGTCCGTATTTCGTGGTGTCAGGAACCATGGTGATGCTGTTAAGGAATGCTGAGTTTTCGAGAAGCCATTTGCAGAATAATCGATGCCCTTGCAGTGCATATTCACCACGGAATCCGGGGTCGTACACCGCATGGCATTCAACAACGCTATGCCAGAAGTTACGCACTTCATGCACTCCGACCAGCATCAGTCCTTCGTAGATGCCGAGGTATACCGCATCAGGCTTGATGTAGTATTTGTCTCCACTGTCTACGATATTTCCCGTGTTTGCCGGGTTGTTGAGGAATTCTGCAAGCTTCACCGGATTATCGATGAGCTTTATTTCCATCACTGCTCCGCAATGATTTTGATGGTTGTGGCAGTAAACGCCGCACCATTTGACTGAATGGTTAACGTACTGCCATTTGTGGCAAGAAAGCCGTCTTTATCCACGCTGAAGAACGTAGCTAACAGGATGTTGTCGGTTGTTGTCGCCGCATTACGACTGCTCACAAGTGTGTCAGGAACAGAGCCGGAAAACGTTAGCTGCATTGATCTGTTAGCGGTTCCGCTGGGCCACGTCCCGACAATCGACAGCTTGAAGAACAGGGTTTTGTTCTCGTTGAACACAACCATCTTGTTGTTAACGGTGTCGAAGAATGGTGCCAACGTGCCTGATGACGGCGTGAGCGTTTTCAGCAGGCTAACAAGGTTGGTAGGCGCTGTCGGAATTGTTACCGATACTCCTGAGTAAACAACCTCTGATTTCTTGCGCGTGGTGGCATACTCAAGCGCAGATATTCTTGTTGAGTGATCACCCACTGTGCTTTGTAGCGTCGAAATACTTCCCTCTGCCGCTGTTAGCCTGGTATCAAGTGCGTCGATATCGGTTGTATTCTGAGTTATGCGCGCATCATGGTTTGCTAACTCAGATTCATTGGCAGCAATTCGCGTCTCGTGATCAGCCAACTCTGTTTCAGCAGCCGTAATCCTTGTTTCATGATCTGCAAGAGTGCTTTCCGCTGCTGCAATTCTATGTTCATGATTGATGAGAGTTGCTTCAGCAGCTTCAATTCTGGATTCATGGTCTGCAAGGGTGACATCCTGCTCATCATTCTTCACCTGTGCATCATAAGCCCCCTTCCCTGCTTCGTTGGCCTTGTTTGCCACGTTACCAACATCAGTACCCTGTGCAATAACGTACAACAGATATGACTGCGAGAAGATATTGCGAGGAAGGATTGATGTATCGAGTCGTGTAGCCTGAATTGTTACCGGCTCATTGAGATTCGAATCAGCCATTACTCAATCCTTATCTGGCAGCCTGACAGAGTGACAGGTGACTTCGTGATAACGCGCAATTTGAAGCCGACATTTTTCCTGATTCGCCCGACACGCTTCCACAAAACGCGTTTGTCGTAAACGAACGGTTCATTCTGCTCAATCATCTGCTCACGACCGTAATTGATGCCGTCAGTTGTTGCAGAGAGAAAAAGGCGGTCGGCGTACTGCGCAACGCCAGTTGACGATTCAACCTCAAGGTCGAACACTCTGGCATTATCTGCTTTGAACAATGGAGTAAACAGCAGGTGTTCCTGTTGAAGGCCATATTGGCTGCTGATGTCGAACTGCAATTTCCCGGTCACGGATTCCAGCTTATCGCCGCACGTTATCTGATTGTCTTCGTAAATGAAGTCGATAGCGCGGTACACATCGTCATACAGGCCTGTTTTCAGCACACACCATTGCGGACCATTGGCGCTTGAAGATGCGTCGTACACGAGAACATGGCGCGGAAGATGGATAATCAGCAACTCATGCGCATCAAACCGCAGCGATTCCATCACGCCATCAGCCAGTTCATCAGCAGTGTAGGAGCGTAGTATTTTCTCAATGCTCGCGCTGGCGATTGGTGATACCTGACCGGAGCCGATGATGTATACAGACGGCGCACCCGTTGCCGGATTGCTGATGAAAGCATACGAATCAGCAAACGGCGTTTTGCAGTAAGTCCCGGCAATGCCTTTCTGCACCATCAGCGATGGTTGTGCGACATACAAAGCAGCACCAACGGTGGTTGCACCAGTCAGGGAAAAATATTCAATCGTCGATGAACCAAAGCAGACGATGAAGTCTCGCCATGTGCCGATACCGATGATGCCGTCCGGCTGCGATTCTGCGCGATATTGTGCGCTGTAACGGTCAGGATGCGATTCGTCTTCAAGGTCAGTGATAAACCATGAATCTGTGCCGTCTTTTGACCACGCATAACGCCCACGTAAGCGCGTAATGTCACGAACAGAACCTAACTCATACTGCGTGAATCCGCTGTCTGTAGGCCAGTTTGAGACGGTTTTAACCGTGCCATCATAGCGGTATTCGACCAGTTGCCCGTTAACACCTACCGCCTGTGATGTCCGACCATGTGCCATTGATACGCGACCACTTCCGGCAACATCACCGACTTCACTTTCTCCTTTGTACAGCTTGCCGCCACACACGCGATAAACAGCACTCTGCGCCATGTTGTACTCGACGCCGCGAGATACACCGTTCACATCAGAGCGTTTGACAATGCCCGGGAATGAGCGAAGATATCCCGATGAATTCAACACCTCCTTGGGCGTAGCTAAAAGATTGACTGGAAGTTGGTCTATATAATCAGCATTAACCGCACTTTTCCCTAATCCCTTCATTAGTGGTAGTTGTTGTATTGCCATTGGAATCAACCTTTATATGAACCCAGTTAGCATCACGCTTTAGCCTACTTGCCCAGGTCTTAGATATCCCGTACTTAGCCGCAATTACTGACAAGCTTTCTTTTGATGACTTGATTGCAAGAACATCGTCATCACTCAACTTGTGTTTTGGGTGCTTGGTTCCGAAAAACTTGATTGGTTTCTTTAATCCTGTGGCGTATGCATGTTTGATGTTTTCGCTTTGAGTGCACCACTCAAGATTATTGACGTTATTATTGAGTGGATTGCCATCAATATGATTTACCTGAGGCTTGTTTTCAGGATTTGGCAGGAATGTCATTGCAACGATTCGATGGGCAAAAGTCCATTTTGCTCCGATATTATAAAGCACCCTTCCCTGATTTATTTTAGGCTTTAACCAGCGCCCCTTTCTGAGTTGCGTGCTGCCATGCGCAGCCTTAACAACACGTGAGTGAGAATACACCCTGCCATCTTCTGTTACGGCATAAACACCTTCAAATCCAGGTATATCTTTAGCATTCTCAGAAAGCATATCTACTCCTTAAAGTTTCGATTTTTCATGTACTTATTATATCAAAATTGCCAACATATTCACTGGCAGATAGTCGATATAGTCGGCGTTTCTAAAGTCTTTGCCGACACCTTTCATAAGCGGAAGTTGCTGAATAGGCATTTATTCACCTATGCGTTTGGGATATCGCCATCAATCAGAGGGAGATCGCCTGGATAATATCGGTCAGATGTGAACACGTCATATTTATTACCCTGCCCTACAGGAAAATCTCCACGTCGTCGCATTGAAGGAACAACCAGAGTGTCGGTCATCAAGGCATCATATGAGCGTTGGGCGTTACTGAGAACTTGCGGAGTTGGTTCAAGGCTGTAATCAGATAGCATTCTCAGCAATAACTGATAGCCTACTGCGTGTTTGTATTTTCTTGGAAGACCTGACTCATCATCTGGTAATGGCTGCTCATCTCCAGTTGCGAAAGCGTAACCAATGTCGCCGGGGTTAATCATCCACTCGGACATCATATCTTCCAGATCATTTACACCATCTTCAATTGATTGCGGCTCAACATCAGTAAGCGATGCATTAGAAGCAATAGCAAACTTACGAAGCGCAAAAAGGACGATCTCACCCTTTGTCAGTACTGTTGCCATTGTCCGCCGCCTTACGACCTCGCTTACTGGTCGGTTTCAATTCATCAACTGAGGCAACAAAGCCCAACCTTTCGAAAAACTGGAAGTCTTTTTCTGCGATAACGGCCTGTACATGCCCGGATTCGTTATCTGCGGCAAGGAATACACTCATGCGATCCATATTGTTTCCTTAAAACATAAAAGGGGCGGAAGCCCCTTGTTATTACGGATTACCGAAGAACTGACCGCCCATGTGAGGGTTAAAGCACACATATGCAGGCAGTAAGTCAAAGCGCATTTTTTGCACGTTGGCATCGCCATCTGCGTATTTATGTACGCGGATGGAGAAACCTTCATATGTTGCAACAGCAGAATCAATACTGTGCAGTTTCGGCAGTGGGATAGAGCCAAGTCCACAGAAGAACTTGTTATAGAACAGGTTTGGCTTCATTGTCTGGCTAGCAGTGCCTACTACAGATACGGCATCGCCTGCCGCTACCTGACGACTTACAGAGTTGTACTGCGGGTTTGTAGTGTCATAAATCGGAACACCAGAAAGCGTAACCGTCACATCGCCACTGCTGTCTGAATTAGCATCAGCAGTAACCGTTGCAGTGAAGCTAATTGGTGTGGCTCCGTTATACAACGCCTGTTTGGTCTGCTGTTGCAGCCAGTAGGTATTGGTGAATTTAACCTGATCACCAGCTTTCAGAAAACCTGTAACGCTGGCTGTCGCTCCGGTCAATGTTACAGTGAACTGGTATGAGTCTTTAACTGCGTTATAGGTAACAGTTGGCTGTGTTTTGACTGTCAGTGTTCCGCCAAATGCCCCCTGCGTACGAGAGGCAAGCCCATTAGACATCAGTGCGCGAATGCCGCCAAAATTGGTTGGGATCTGTGCATTCTCCCATGCAGTACGAACCAATTGATCTGAAGCGTGCAAACCAGTCTGCGCATCAGCAAGTCGCTGTGCAGACCATGGATCCATTACAGCATAGTTTTCACCTTCATTAACGCCGAGGTCTTTCAGGAAAGATGCCGTCTGCGCAACATCAGACCATTTGGTGATTGGAGTATTGGGGCTACCAAGTGACAACGCACCGTTATTCATCATGAAGTGAGCAAGCTCTGTTTCAAGGTCGGTAACGATTCGCTGGCGAACCGGCGCGAGAATTTCCTCCAGTTGGTTAAGCTTGATCGCTTCCTCCAGTTGCTGATATTCAACAGCAACAGTGATGTAGTTACCTACACGCCCCGTAGCTTTACCTGATATCAGGTTGTTTTTATTTTTCCCTGAAATATCACCAGTGGGAGTACGGAGGGATGAGAATTGATGCGGACGTTTAAAGCTAACGCTATCGCCAGTGCTGGAGTTGATTTCACCTGCCAGCAACTGACGGTCTACGGTTTTCGCCAGAACTAAATCTGACATAAAACCCGGAAGGAATTTTTTCAGAACGATTTGACTGACGTTACTATCGAGATTGTTAGGCATTTATCTTTTCCTTATTCGATTTTTGCGCCGGGGCATAATTTGTTGAATTCGTCTTGTTTCGCATCAGCACCGCCACCACGTACTTCCGGCTCTGGCTTGATGGCTTTCTTTGGTTTTGGAGCAAGGCTTACCTGTTTGCTAATCTGCCCCAAGAGGAATGCTGCGCGAATTGGATCTGTCTCAGCGGCTACACGCTGGCGTAATTGCTGGCTCTTACCTAAGCCATAGGCGAGTAGTTCAGAGCCTTCGTCTGCACAGTGAATGATGATTTCCTGCTGAATTGGTGGTAGCTCACTAAGAACAATGGCTTCCATTTCCTGATAATCTTTCACAGGAAGTTTGGCTGCCCGTTGTTTATGCGCTTCTACCCTTTGCTGGAAACGCTGCTGGTATTCCTGTTGCTGACGTAGTTTTTGTTGCTGCTGCTGTTCGACACGGCCTTTTTTCTCATGCCAATCAGTCAATGCCTGTTCAAACGCCTGTTCGTCATAATCACACGACTCAAGAGTCGGTTTTGGTGGAATAGCGTCTGGTTGTGGTTGCTGATGTTCCGCAGGCTTGGCTAATGCTTCCTCAAGCTGGCGTCGCAACTCACGGTTTTCTTTCTGTGTTTCTTTGAAGCCTTTGCGAAGATCTTTCACCCATTGCGGTGCAGGTTGCCCGTCAATGTGATCATCATCGTCAGCGTTAAGCTGAATTTCTTCATCACCAATACGCAAGGCGTAATCTTCTGGTGTCTCTTCGGTTTTTTCAGGATCAGTTGCCATCTCTTTTCCGTTGTCATCCTGGCTTTCATTCTCAGGCTGTGACTCTGTTTGGATGATGGTTTCTTCTGCATTTTCCTGTGTTTCAGACAGGTCAATAACCTGACCGTCGATGATCAGTTCGTTTTCCATTGATTACTCCTGGTTAACTCGGCATTAAGTCTGCCGGTGACTGTGGTGGTGACTGGAATTGCTGTTGTTGTGACTCGGCGACATCTTTCAGAAGGCGTATTACCTCCATCACTGCTTTGTCATCGATGTTTCTGGCTTGAGCCAGTTTATAGACAGTGTTTGCCTGACTCTCCATCGCATCCTGCTGGGCAGTAAATGCTTTGATTTGAGTTTGAGCAGTTTCGTTAGTTGCTTTTTGCGCTTCTGCCTGCGCTGCTACCATTTGCGCCTGAGCGAGAACCATTTCAGGATTTGGCTGGCTTTGTGCTGCCATTTGCGCCTGTTGAACAATCTGCTGCTCTTTCTCATTGCGTGGTTTTGCAATACCAGATATCAGCAGTTGGTTTCGGTTGTACTCTTTGAAGTCATCAAGGCCTTCGCCATCGATATTGTCCAGAATAATACCCTGAATTGCCGGGCGCATTGGGTCTGTTGGAAGCATAGAGCTAAGGACATTTGTCAGTACAGAAACCGTTGCATCACGTCGTGCTGTGTAGCTTGGTCCAACATCAACCGTCACATCGTATCGACCGACAGAAAGGTCATTTAACGCAACAACAGCCCCTGTTTGCCTGTCAACAACCTGTGCGCTCAGGACAGCGATATCATCGCTTCCATCTTCGTTAACGATGCGCACTTCACGCTCTGAACCGTACACTTCACGCGCCATTGACAGCCATACTTCACCAGCGCGTTTAAGACTTTTCGCCATATTGTCCAGATAGATAAACGAAGCCATATCTGCTCTGTTCATCAAGTTGTTAACCGTTTCCTGAGCAATATTACTTGGCATCTGCTGCATGGCCTGACTGCCGCCTGTAACCTCCTGAATATCAGCACTGGTTTGCTGTAGTAATGCAGCCAATGCCTGATTCATAACCGCAGGCTGTGTATATCCTGCCGGGGTAGCTCCAGCGATAATGTTGCCAGATTTATCTCTCACTTCGCGCAACGGCAAGAACGCTGGGCGTTTCTTGTTGCGAGCCTCCCAGTGCTTCTCAAGTCCACGAATTTGCTCCATGCCAACTATAGGGATCTGACCGGGGTCTTGCGCTGCAGTATCAGCCAGCATTGAAACCTGAAGGTTGTACAAACGCTGTGGATCCATTGCTTTTGCAATGTGCCCTTCGACACGCTCAATGTCATCAATGAACCAGCGTTTTCCATAAACCGGGATGAGGGGGATATGCTCACCAGGAATACGTCGAGGTTTCTCAAGGAAACCATCACCATCCACTACGGATACATACACACGACGGCGCTTCACTGAGCGCCTTGCCACTTCCTGAAATCCAGCTATTGCCAGTTCATCTTCAATATCTTCAACCTGATCACTGTCGTATGTTGCAATCTCTCCAGTGATTGGATGTCGATAACTGATGACGTCAACAGACTCTTTACGAACTTCGTAATACTTCGCTATGTAAATAACATCTGCATCAAACCAGTCATATTCCCAACTGGTCATAGACGTTACATCCAGAGAAGCAGGAGGTTTCTTTCCGTATTCAGCCTCATATTTTTCAGGTGACAACGAATACATGCAGAACGCCCACAACGCGTCAGATTTGTCGTACTTCTTAGCGTCGGGGTCAAACCACACAGAGCGCGACGGGTCGTATATTGGTTCAATAGCAATACGCTGACGATCGTCCATGGGGTCGTATTCATTGACCAGCATCGACGTCAAACGGAAGCAACCGAAACCACCAGTAGCAGCGTCGTCAAATGCATTATCGCAAGCCTCACCGCCATCGGTTTCTTCGTAGTCAGCACGGAACAGACCATTTAATTTATTGGCTAACTCTTCGCTTGCCTCTCTGTCACCAGGACGAAACTTAACGGTGATTCTGTTATTGCGGTATTCTGCAATGATGCGGTTAAGTTCAGTTGCTACCTTATTGATTTCAAACTTAGGATACTTCTCGAACTGCTCATCAAGCTTAGTTCCAGCCGCCGTTGCTCCTTCCCATTGACCTCCGGGGACACGAGCAAACCTCGTAGCTTCAATGCACTTTTCGCGCACTTCCTGCTGTGGAGAATAGGCGCGGTCAAACCTGAGCATGATCCGCTCATGTTTTTTCTCTAATGTCTCTGCCATGTTTACCAACCGGAGGATGAGGGAACGTATATTTCTGTTTCTTCGCGGACCAATGCCGGGCAATGCATACACATCATCAGCGCATCAGCCAGGTTAGGAGATGGAATACCGAGCTTCTGCTTCATTTCGACCTTAGTCATAAGCTCCAGCTTCCCGTTATTATTGAATTTGCGCTGAATCTGCGTCAGTTCTGCAAACAGCTTCTCCAGCATCTTCTCGCCTATCGCTTCTTTGTCGAAACTCAGCATGTCGTCTGGGTCTGCATACTCACCGTGAACAACCGCCCGATATGTCAGATACAGCCTGTCAGCCAGCGCGTAATAGAATTGTGCTCGCTTATTGCGGAACACATCGCCAATAGTGCGAACGTTGTCACCCTGTACGACTTCATCAGCCCATGCTCCGGCCTGATACGGCGCATCTTCATCGAATGGCGATTCACTGCCCTTGAACATCGTGGCGGTGATTTTCTTGCCGGAGAACGCTTCCGTTGTCTGTCTGCGTAGCCCCGCACCGACGCCATCACCATCCCACAGGTAATGGTCAGCGCCGTCTTCAATCGCCAGCGAAGTTGCCCAGTCAGCACCTTCATTGATGTCCATCAGCAGGCCTTCGGCAATGCGCTTAACTACCGAACCGTGGCGCGATGCATAACCTTTAGCATCCGGTCCTGTATCTGACGGGTCATGCGCAGAGACAACAGCGCCTTTCGCCTTCCATCCGAGTTTCTTGTGCGCATCGGTTGCGGCTTCAAGCCATTCACGTTTGATGATTGCCATATCACTTGCGCTCACTGGCTCACCAAGCCAGATGTGACGATACAGTGTCGGATTTCTGCGTTTACACTCTTCCATCTCCAGACGGAGAACTTCAGGAAAGTGCGGGTTGTCGGTGTAGTTCACCGTCAGCAGACAAATATCATCAGGAGGGTTTACTACGAATCGCTGATAGGTATCGTCGAGGATGTTCTTCGGGTTAAAGCTCACCCATATTTCAGAGAACGGCTTACGGATGGTTGGGATCAGGATATCCCACGATTCCTTTGTTACCGCTTCCGCTTCTTCCACCCAGCAGATATCAATGCCTTCGAGCGATTTAATCTTCGTCGGGTTGTTTTTTATGCCGTAGAACATGAATTCAGCATTCGTTCCGAGATGACGAATCATTGAACGCTGAATTTCAAACTCAGCCGAATATCCTTCACGCTCGATGGTGTCTTCAAGCAGCCGGATTACCGAATCGCTGATACTGTTTTGCAGTTCACGAGCACAGAGGATGCGCACAGGCTGCCGACGCGCCGCTTCAACAAGCAGCCTCGCAATTGCCCATGACTTACCGCTACCTCGACCGCCTTTGGCGACTTTGTAGCGATGCGCCTCAATGAACGGTTCAAAGATAGGATTAATCGAGGTCATTTTCCGAACAGAGTGCTCATCGGTGATGTTTCAATCTGGATTGCGCCGCCGTCTTTGCCTGTTAGCTCGTGATCAACCTTGTCGCGCCATTTATCCTTCTGTCGGTTCTTAAGCCAGAAAATGGCAGCGGTTGTATCAGGCGGGTAATACTTCTCAAGCGGAGTTTCGACAATTCTGTTTTCAATAACACGAATATCGATATCTGGAGCCACGAAGCCCATAGCGCGTTGATAAAGACGATCACTAACTTCTGCATCAGCGACGGCCTTACCCTTTTTTATGGACTCCGAAAACTTAGGATAATCAAGCTTCCACTTGTTAATAGTTGACTCACTGACTTCAAAGAAATCAGCAAGCTCTGCATCGGTGTAGCCCAGCAAGCACAGTTTGCGTGCCTGTTCGGCGTACGCCTCTTGATACTTTGTTGGGCGCGCCATGTTTATGCTCCGGTAGTAAACAGGTCTAACGCTTCCTTCGATTTACGCACCGCTTCGATAGTGCGGGTCGTGATATCTGAATTAGCGCCGCCTGACTGGAAGTGAATTTTGAATAGCTCAAGCTTCAGCTCGTCAGTGCCAATGAACTGAAATGCTTCCTCTGCGGCTGCGTTCTGGTTCATGACCAGCTTGTAAATCTCTAACTGGAATTTCTGTTCTTCAGTCATGGGAATAATCTCTGCCATTGTTGGCTCCGTTTATCCGTTAAAAGGGATATCAGTTAAGTTATCCCGTGTAGGGTATAAGCCATTGTCGAGACCATTCATTGAATGGCCTCTGCAATAACCGATGTCTTTCCATCAGTCCGCCACCACAAAGAATCTTTTTTGCCATAAGGCTGGAGATTCATCTTTCAGTGGCTGCCAGTGTTATTTCCCCCACTTACTGGCTTGGGTTGTTTCGCGGTGCTGCCGTTAATTGGTGAGTCCGGGGATTACGGTTTGCCCGTGCTGTTCAAGGCGTTCAATTCTAGCCAGCAGCTGTGGCTTCTTAATTTTTCCCCAGCGATTTAGCAGGCGACCTGACATGCTGGCAACATCCTTCTCTTTCATGTACTCCAGCATTACGGCATTTCGCTCTTCTTCAAATTGACGATTACCAACCTGAAGCATGGCGTACATCCAGTTGAATGCGTTGATGTAAGCAATTTTGATACGCATTGCTTCTTTTTTGGTGTAGGACATAACCAAAAGCATCAACCCATCCTTACGTAGCCGATAGAATTTTTGTGGCTTACCATTCTGTAACTCATTGTTTTTATAGCAAACCTCAAAATTGAGTTTTGTATCAAACTCTTCAGGACAAGCAGCGATTGTTCTTTCTACATCACGCACAACGTTGTCATGTCGCTTACGAAATGCTTTCGCCACCATAAATGAATCGGTGACAGGGTCATTGTTGGTAATAAAAACCAGTTCTTTGAAATCAATGCCGTCAACGATAGTTGGATAATTCATCGGTAATTACCTTTTAGTGATGAACCTTGTCACACAGGATTCCGGCCCACAGAAAGGCACCGATAACCAAACCGGCATCCTCAAGGGTCATCCTGAAAGGCTCTGTGTTCATAAGTCGCGCGTGTGAAGCGCATTTACTGAGGACATAAAAAAGCCCCGCTTCTGCGAGGCATTTTCCTGAAAGTCACTTGTTAAATTTCAGTGAAGTTAAAATTATTTTAAGCACTGAGTCCTGGTGTACTCCTGCAGGTAGTTAACCTGCGCGGTTATCCTGTCGATTCCACTTCGGAGACGGTAATAATTGAGTTCAGCATCTGCTGTAAGTCCTGGGCTTTCTCCATCGCCCATGCCGCTGGCTCCGGTCGTTGACTTTGCACAGGTGGCGGCGACTTGCAGGCGCTTACGACCAGCAGAAACATCAGCACGGAGACTTTCGATAGTCGCGTTAGCATCAGCAAGCTCCTTTGTGTATCTTGCGTCGAGTTCTGCTACATCACGTTGACGCTTCCGCATGTCAGCGATGGTGGCGTTCGCCTTCTCCAGTTCACTGGCCTTGTTATCGCGCTGCTCTTTGTAGGCGATTGCGTTATCACGGTAATGATTAACAGCCCATGACAGGCAGACAATGATGCAGATAACCAGAGCGGAGATAATCGCGGTTAACCGACTCATGACATCAACACCCCAACGGCCAGAAACCACGGCCACGCATCGTTGCCATTCAATGCGAGCAACGCTGCCATGAAAAAGCAAATCATGCTCATTGCTGCCCCCACAAACAGACTTCACGCTCAATCTCACGGCGAGTCATCAGCCCTTTCCATTGCTTACCGCCAGCGTATGTCCAGCGACGTAGCTGGTCACATGCGCCATTGATATCGCCCTGGTTGATTTTGCGAAGAAGCGTCGATGTTCTGAAATTGCCTGCGCCCACGTTATAGACGAACGAATAAAGAGCGCCGCGCGTTGTTTCCGGTATATCGACTTTGATGTACGGGTTAATTTGTCTGGCGACCGTGGCAAGGTCTTTATTCAGGAGGGCTTTGCATTCTGCTTCGGTATACGTTTTACCGAGCATGATGTCTTTTCCGGTATGTCCGTGACATACAGTCCATACACCAACAATATCTTTGTATGGTATGTAGCTGACACCTTCCAGACCATCGTTACCACTTGGCCCAGTGATTAACACAGATGCTATAGCAATAGCCCCACCACTTATCGCCGCTATTACGCTATTTCGTAGTGCCGGTGACATTGCCATTCAATCTGTCCTCGCGCTCTTTGCGCTTGTAGTACCAGTTGATGCCAAATGTGCCGACAGTACAAAGAATACCAATGATGACAGCCCAGTCATTCAGGGAGAGAATGCCACCCATCGCAGTCAGTCCTCCGAAGCTGTAACTGAACCATTCTCTGATTTTGTCCATACGGTACATGCTCTACCCCTTCATTGAGGGGATTTGCTCTATTTAATTAGGAATAAGGTCGATTACTGATAGAACAAATCCAGGCTACTGTGTTTAGTAAACAGATTTGTTCGTGACCGATATGCACGGGCAAAACGGCAGGAGGTTGTTAGCGCGACCTCCTGCCACCCGCTTTCACGAAGGTCATGTGTAGAAGGCCGCAGCGTAACTATCAATGATGAATTCAGGATAGCCAGTGGCTACGGCTCAGTTATGGTGCTGGTTAACGGACTTGAACCGCTACCCATTCGCTTACAAGGCGACTGCTCTACCATTGGAGCTAAACCAGCATATTTGGCGGGACAGCGTGGACTCGAACCACGATAAGAAGGTTAACAGCCTTCCGTAATGACCTTTATACGACTGACCCAAATAAAAAATCCCGAAACCGTTGTGCAGGCTCTAACTATTACCTGCGAACTGTTTCGGGATTGCATTTTGCAGACCTCTCAGCCTGCGATGGTTGGAGTTCCAGACGATACGTCGAAGTGACCAACTAGGCGGAATCGGTAGTAAGCGCCGCCTCTTTTCATCTCACTACCACAACGAGCGAATTAACCCATCGTTGAGTCAAATTTACCCAACTTTATTCAATAAGTCAATATCATGCCGTTAATATGTTGCCATCCGTGGCAATCATGCTGCTAACGTGTGACCGCATTCAATATGTTGTCTGCGATTGACTCTTCTTTGTGGCATTGCACCACCAGAGCGTCATACAGCGGCTTAACAGTGCGTGACCAGGTGGGTTGAGTAAGGTTTGGGATTAGCATCGTTACAGCGCGATATGCGGCGCTTGCTGGCATTCTTGAATAGCCGACACCTTTGCATCTTCCGCACTCTTTCTCAACAACTCTCCCCCACTGCTCTGTTTTGGCTATATCAACCGCACGGCCTGTACCGTGGCAATCTCTGCATCTTGCGCCCGGCGTCGCGGCACTACGGCAATAATCCGCATAAGCGAATGTTGCGAGCACTTGCAGTACCTTTGCCTTAGTATTTCCTTCAAGCTTTGCCACACCACGGTATTTCCCCGATACCTTGTGTGCAAATTGCATCAGATAGTTGATAGCCTTTTGTTTGTCGTTCTGGCTGAGTTCGTGCTTACCACAGAATGCAGCCATTCCGAATCCGGCTTGTGATTGCGCCATCCCCATAGCAGCCATCACATCAGTACCGGAAAGAGAGTCAGAAGCCGTAGCCCGTGGTGAGTCGCTCATCATCGGGCTTTTTGGCGAGTGAAATTTAGCTACGCTTTCGAGTCTCATCGTCTTCCCTTTTTGCCTGGCGTGACCATCAGGACGCCGTTAACTATTACGTGACGCTCGCCTTTGCTGTCTCGGTTGTACTTGAGCACTGTTCCTCTTGCGCAGGAAAGCATCCTCGCCACTTCGGTCTGATTGCCTCGTGTCTGGATAAGAAGCTCTGGTATCGTTTGAATTGTGGCGTTCATACGTTCTCCAGTTCGGTGATTTTTATTCCAAGCCTTCCGCCTGGTACTTTCACGCCACGAATTACGCGAATGTCATCGAATTGCTCGTCGTCTTCCGCAAATCCGGCGTGGATAAGGGAGTCGAGTAAACCCTTCAGGATGTTATCGAGGTCGCGGCGGCGGGAGTCTGGAACGTCTGCGATGACTTTGATGCGGAGTCGTGATTTGGTGAAAATATCTAACTTGAGTTGGCGGATGATTTGCTGAACGTCTTTTCGGTATTTCTGGCCTTTATCGCTGATGTAGTATTGGCTTCCCCGTCTTCGCCAGTAGGTATTCACCGACGGCGGGTATGGAAGCACAAACTGATATTCGTTCATGACTTAATCTTCCCCTCCTTCAGCAGTATCGCCTGCGTCCTGATCACGCCTTCGAGGTGGTAAAGTCTGGCGTCTTTGTTGTCGAGGTTATGGGTGCGTCGGTCGACTTCATCGTGACACGCGCTACAAGCCCATGCGCCGATCAGGTCGTCAGGTTTCATTCCCGTTCCGCAAATTCCAGCCATCCGGTAATGTGCCAGAACTGTAGTTTCAGGGTTGCCATTGCATACGCCGTAAATACGTACCTGGCATTCTCTGCCGCGCGCTTCTTTGCGTAGGTTAGCCATTTACCTTCCCTCGCAACTGAAGAATTGACTGAAGGTCTTTTTTAATAAATATGCGAGTGCGAATTGAGCAGTAGTTTTCCTTCATTCTGGCGTAGTAATAGTCCTTTCGTTGTTTAAGCTTGTTGGCATCCGCTGTCATCCAGTCTTTTACAGCAAACTTAATTAACCAGCGGTGGCAGAGATACCATTTCAGGTAATCACTCATCGTTTTCTTCCTCGTACATTGAGCTATTCGGATCGCTCATCAGTTCTGCGCAGCAGTGCTCACACACGTGAACTTCCAGCACATGCAGCTTCTGACCGCAGTTAGCGCACGTTAAAGCCCGCTCGACGCTTTCTTTCTGGTATTGAAGTGATTGGGATGGACTAAGCATTATTGGCGTCCTGCATCATGAGAAATACAATCATGGCGGCGCGGAGTGTGTTGTTGTCTATGGTAATAAATTCACAAAATCTATCCGCCTCCCACCAATATTCATTCTTCATTCCAGGATTATTTCTTTCGTATGCACATATGCTGATATGATGTTTTGCGATTACAGGCCATGAGGCGCTCGGATCATTGCAGTAGTCAGGTAAAGGGTTTAATGGCTCAAAAGTTGTATCAGCATTTCCGTAATACCATTTGTTGGTGTTATTCCCTGACGTTTCCGGTTTACATGCCCAAAGGCCTTTAAAAATTATGTCTCCTACCATTCTGTTAATTTCAAAATCACTTAACTGTGAATAATCCATTGTCATTTCCTCGCACGATGTCTTAGCCACCGGATATCCCACAGGTGAGCCGTGTAGTTGAAGGTTTTTACGTCAGATTCTTTTGGGATTTGCTTGCGTTTATTTCTGGAGCGTTTCGTTGGAAGGTATTTGCAGTTTTCGCAGATGATGTCGGTGATACTTCGTCGCTGTCGTCTCATGCCGCCCTGTCTCCCCATCGCGCTTTCCATTCCAGAGCCAGTCTCGCTTCGTCTGACCACTTAACTCCACGCTCTGTACCGAATGCCTGTATAAGCTCTAATAGCTCCGCAAATTCGCTTACACGCATCCTGCTGGTTGACTGGCCTATTACCACAAAGCCATTCCCGGCAAGGTTAGGAACAACATCCTGCTGCTTTAATGCTGCGGTAAACACACACTTCCAGCTTTCTGCATCCAGCCAGCGACCATGCCATTCAACCTGACGAGAGACGTCACCTAAGCAGGCCCATAGCTTCCTGTTTTGGTCTAAGCTGCGGTTGCGTTCCTGAATGGTTACTACGATTGGTTTGGTTGGGTCTGGAAGGATTTGCTGTACTGCGTGAATAGCGTTTTGCTGATGTGCTGGAGACCGAATTTCAAAGGTTAGTTTTTTCATGACTTCCCTCTCCCCCAAATAAAAAGGCCTGCGATTACCAGCAGGCCTTTATCTGTTTTTAACACGCTTTCGAGTCCTTTTAGATTTTTCCTTAAGATATTCCGCAAGTTTATCCTCATCATTATTAAATTGAGATAAAAGCTCATGCTCGCAATTAAGTGCTTTACTCGCATAAGTTCCATATAGTTTCTTTCTTGCTAGTGCTGCTATGAATGCTGCATCTTCTTTGCTATCGAAATACCCTAACGATATTGTCTTATTTTTATAACCAACATAAGACTTCCACCTGCCAGTTGGCTTATACCAAGACACTCCAATTGCACCGGATGTGTTTAATCTATTCCCTACAATGTTTCTTGCATTCTGCTCTTCTGTTGCCAGTCTTAGGTTTGAAATCCTATTGTCAAGTCTGTTCCCATTTACATGATCAATAAACTTAGGAGGCCATTTTTTGTATACATAGAACCAAGCAAGTCTATGCGCCTTATACAAAACATTGTTTATACTAATGCATATATAACCACCACTAACACCTCCAGCAATACTACCTTTTACTCTTACTACTGAATTTGTTTTTAGCCATTTAAATATTCCTGTTTCTGAGTCATATGATAATGTTGACAGAAGCTCATCGTGATCAATTAGTTTTTTTATTCGCATAAAGAATATACTTAATAATATATACAGTAAGAACCATTAGTAACGATAACCCTGCTATTAACTCAGTGATGTAGATGGTCATCAGAATCCTCCTTTCTTCTTGGACTGCGGTTCCTCGCGTTCACGGCGGCGCATTTCAGCAGACTGTTGGTCTGTGTCATAAATAGCGCCATTTGCCTGAATGCAATACACAGTGCCGGTATTGCCATGACGATTGAGACGAAGGATTAGTTCAGTTTCACCAGGTGGAACACTGTCATCAAAAGCGCCTTCACGATGGATCCCGACCCAATAATCGCAATCCTGTTCAATCTGCCCTGTATCTCGTGAGTCACTTGGTAATGGGCGTTTATTGGTTCTGCTTTCCAGTGCGCGGTTAAGCTGCGTCAGAAGCACAACAACGCAATCAAGCTCTTTGGCAAGGTTCTTCAGTCCTTTGGTGATCATGCCGTAAGCAAGATCGTTGCGATCGGCCTTCTCAGCAGTCATTAGTGTCAGGTAATCGACCAGAATCATGCCAACACATCCTTTTTCTCGCTTGATTCGACGGCTTTCGCTGACGATTTGAGCCAGAGATAATCCCGGCGTGTCGTCGATGTAAAGCAGGTCGATTTCACTCAAGCGATTGGCTGTTTCGATCGCCCTGTTGAAGTCACCATCGTAATCACCCTGATAGCCGTCATCAGCGTCATTTGTCGCCGGAAGGTAAAAAATATTCGGGTTAACACCTGACTTCTGTCCCACCAGTTTTTCCAGTATCTGGTCACCTGGCATTTCAAGGCTGAACATCAGAGCGGGCTTTTTCTCATGCACTGCGCAGTTGATTGCCATCTGGCTGTATAGCGTCGTTTTCCCCATCTTAGGGCGAGCGCCAATGACAAACAGAGAGCCTTTCACCAGACCTTTCGGTGACAGCATCCTGTCCAGCGATGGGATCCCTGTGCTCATTCCTCGTTGTTCACCTGACGGGTCAAATCGCTTCTCAAGGTCGCTAACCCAGTCTTCCATGACCTCACCAAATGAGCGAAGGCCGCGACGCGATCCGGTTTTTGCATGGTCTGTCAGTTGCGTGAAAATAGCCTGAATAGCTTCGTACTTCTGCGTTGCAGTCATTCCGTTGCGGGAATAGAGCAATTCCATCGCTTCAGTCATGCGGTTGATGGCGTAGCGTTCCATTGCGGTTTCACGAACCTGCATTGCATAGGCAACGATGTTTGCTGCGCTTGGCGTGTTCTTTGCGATCTCAGCGATATAAGCAAAACCGCCAACAGACACCGTTAACGATTTGCGCTCCAGTTCATCGAAAAGCGTCAGGCCATCTACTGGCTTTTGCTCCCGGTGCATTCTGGTTATTTCTTCGAAAAGGATTTTGTGTGGTCGGCTGTAAAATGAATCGGGCTTCAGCATCGCCAGAACTTTCTGGACGCGCTCACTGCTGTCATCATCCAGAAGCAATCCACCAATCACCGCCTGCTCTGCCTCGATGCTATGGGGCGGCGCATAAAAATTATCGGTCATCGTGTTCACCCTCACGAACTTTCAGGTAGGTATTATCGTTAAGCAGAAAATCAAATCCCTTTTTGTGCCAGACAGTTCCGCGTTGATGGTTTGGACGCTCTTCGAACATCCATCGACAATTTTCGCCTACGTAGCTCAAATAATTTCTCCAGTCCTGCATCGTGAACCCATGCCCGTCAAGCTGGCGGGTTATCACTCCGGCTTTGCGCCAGAACGTTCGGATCTGGTTTTTACGCTTGTCATTCAGTGCGCGGATTCTTGGCGCTTCAGGAAGGATTTCGTGGTAAGCATCGACAACATCCTGACAGCTGACGGAAGGTTTTTTCTTGTCAGACTTTTTGTCTGCTGTGGCACTCTCTAATACGTCAGTATTAGAGATAATATTATTATATTCTTTATCTGTGGTAATTTGCTGGTAATCTGCTGGTACAGCATTGCTTACAGGCATTGGTATTGCTGGCTTTGAGGTGGTAATTTGCTGGTAATCTGCTGGTACAAAATTTGACTGATAATCGTCATATTTCTCTACCGAGAAAACTGAGAATTTACCGTGTGAAACCCAGTCAATCATGCCGAGTTTTTTGAACTTTCTAAGCAGGTACTGAACGCGATCTGGTTTGAGTCCTGTTTCAAACGCCAGAGAGTTTCTACCGCCAAGTAGCTTCCCTCTGCCTACCAGAATTTCTCCTGCGTCAGTCATTACATACTCAGGCGTATGCTTTGCTTTGAGGATTAAGTGAACCCACAGATGCGCAGCTTCTGCGTCCTTGTAAAACGGCACATCCATAATTTTACGGTGCAGCAAGGCATACCCCTTACCGCTGCTTTGATGCGGTTGTTGTAGCCTTCTGGCCTCTCTGGCTTCGGCTAGATTAGATATGTTACTCATGACCTTTCTCCTTCTGCATCAGCTTCACCTTTTCCAACTCAGCCCGGAATCGACCAGGCTGCTTGAAGCTGGACAGGAAGCGATCACGTAGTATGTGTTTGTGAATTTTGTCCTGGTAAGGACTGAGTTGTTTTGTCATAATGACTCCTGTGGATTGATCCAGTAATTCCCTCAGAATTGCATATCAATTTGCTTAAAATCCTCGGTGGCGCCCGGGGATTTTTTCTTTGTGATTTCATCAAGCGCATACTTAAAAGCCCTGCTAATCGCACTGATGTCTGATGCCATTCCGAAAGCACACAAGACCGAAGCAATAAATCTCCAGTCCGTTCTGCTTATCTTCGATTCATGACAGCCAATCATCTTTGCCAGACCGCGCTGGGTAAGCGTTGACAGGTTGATGAGTAAATCAGTTTCAGCGCGATCAATTTCTCGCTGTGTTGGCTTGCTGTAGCTTGCTTGTGCCATTTGTTAATTTTCCTATATTGATATTGAGTTATAGCGGCACACCCAATGGATTTGCCGCTGATGTTTGCTCACCCGGTTAGAGGTGAAAGGCCAGAACTGTTAAAGAGCAATTTGCTTATGCCGCTTGGCGGTAAGCACTTTCTTGATACTTCAGGGCGCCAGCTGTAACGATTTCCAATCGATAGGCGTCTTTCTCTGGGATAACTTCTTTCCACTGAGAGACTGCTGCATCGCTAATGCCTAGTGCTTTAGCAACAGCACGCTGGGTTCCGAAGTGGTCAATAACATCTTTTTTGTACATAGACTCGCTCCGAAATTAAAGAACACTTAAATTATCCACCAAAGGAATCTTAAGTCAAGTTTATTTAAGATGTCTTAACTATGAATACACAACTGATGGGTGAGCGTATTCGCGCTCGCAGAAAAGAACTCAAGATTAGGCAGGCTGCCCTTGGCAAGATGGTTGGCGTGTCTAATGTTGCTATTTCCCAATGGGAGCGATCTGAAACTGAGCCCAATGGCGAAAACCTATTGGCCTTAGCCAAGGCTTTGCAGTGCTCCCCTGATTACCTGTTGAAAGGAGAGGATAGTCTTTCAAACATTGCCTATCACAGCAGGCATGATCCAAGAGGTTCGTATCCTCTAATTAGTTGGGTAAGCGCAGGATGTTGGATGGAAGCTGTAGAGCCATATCATAGGCGTGCAATAGATAACTGGTACGACACAACGGTAGATTGTTCTGAAGACTCTTTTTGGCTCGACGTTAAAGGCGATTCAATGACTGCCCCGGCAGGACTGAGTATTCCTGAGGGGATGATTATTCTCGTCGACCCAGAAGTCGAACCACGTAATGGAAAGCTGGTAGTCGCCAAACTTGAAGGAGAAAACGAGGCGACATTCAAAAAGTTAGTTATTGATGCCGGTAGAAAATTCCTGAAACCACTCAATCCACAATACCCAATGATTGAAATCAATGGGAACTGTAAAATCATTGGCGTTGTCGTTGATGCCAAGCTAGCAAACCTTCCTTAAGGGGCTTTCGCCCCTTTTTTATTTCCCGTTAAAAATCAAAGACAAACTAAATTCACGCCCATAGAATTAAGTTTTCTTCAAAAATGCACTTGACCAATAAATTAAGAAGTCTTAAATTTAAGCCATCAGCAGGACGCTGGAAGCCAAACGGAACAGATTGGCAGGCTCTTTAACATCGACGGACTCTCAACCTAACCGTTGAGACCAGAACTTGAGTGGTTTTGGGGATGGCGCGAATTGCAGCTGCAAGACAGCGATCGAGAAGATAAGCACCTCGACGCGTCATGCGCCAAAGCCACTTAAAGGAGATCATCATGGTAACCATTGTCTGGAAAGAATCCAAAGGTACGGCAAAAAGCCGCTACAAAGCTCGCAGAGCAGAACTTATTGCCGAGCGACGCAGTAATGAAGCACTGGCGCGAAAAATTGCGCTAAAGCTCTCTGGTTGCGTCAAAGCAGACAAAGCAGCATCACTAGGAATCCTTTGCTGCAAGAAGAAAGAAGAAGTCGTTCGAAAAAATAGAAGTATTTATTACAAAGATTCAAACCCATTAGGAAACAAAATACATGCAGTCCAAAAAATAAAATTGTACAGTAAACTACCGTACGGTGCTTATTGAGTATGCTTATGGTGAAAAAGACTATTTATGTTAATCCTGACCGCGGACAAAACAGAAAAGTATCTGATAGAGGTCTTACATCTCGAGACAGGAGGAGAATAGCGAGATGGGAAAAGAGGATAGCATATGCATTAAAAAACGGTGTAACACCTGGATTTAATGCTATAGATGACGGTCCTGAATATAAGATTAATGAAGACCCAATGGATAAAGTTGACAAAGCATTAGCAACACCATTTCCTCGCGATGTCGAAAAAATTGAAGATGAAAAATATGAGGATGTAATGCACAGAGTTGTTAATCACGCTCACCAACGAAATCCAAATAAAAAATGGTCATAGCCCACTTCGGTGGGTTTTTTATTGTCTGAACAAATCTAATTTACTACCGCAAGCCACGCAGTGAAATGGGTGTGACTTGTGTTGGTCGCCAGAAAATGAAATTAGGCAGCAAACCACTTATTTGAGGTGAGATATGGAAGAACAAGCAAACAAGATTCTCGTATAACTACTGCAAAAAGCCAGTAATGGAATAGACGCGGCTGTTTCATTCAGCCAGGCACAGATTCCTGATGTTGTTCATCAGTTGCTAATATGGAGTTTTGTCCATAGCGCACTTTTCCAAGTGGCTGGGTTGTTGCTTTTAATTGCAGCAATGAAACTTCCTGGTTTTGCAAGAACGGCAAGAAATAATGGCGAGAGATGGACGTCTTTAGATGGATGTCCAAATGATAGATATTTTATATCTTCGTTTTATTACGATATATGCACCGTATTTGCTCCTATATATTGCTCAATTATTGGCGTTTTAATTATCGCCTTCAATTTCGAATGGTTGAAGATTTGGCTTGCACCTAAGTTATTCCTAATTGAATATGCAGCATCATTGGTTAAGTAATTTCAGGCCGCATAGTCGGCCTTTATTTTTGGCATAAACAACAGAATAAACACTGCACTGTGTATTCATTCCAACGAGTGAATACACGGAGCAATGTCGCTCGTAACTAAACAGGAGCCGACTTGTTCTGATTATTGGAAATCTTCTTTGCCCTCCAGTGTGAGGGCCTTTTTATATGCATACCAATAACGCTTCACTCGAGGCGTTTTCGTTATGCAATCAAACAGAAGGAGCATCCTATGCAACAGTTCGCTATTGCAGGGGCGGCATCGGTTCGCCCTTTCAACCCGATTTTATCGGTGCAGCATTCACGAAAGAATATTTTAACCGGAGCAGACTTTAAACAACCAAGAATGAAAAGTTTGCTCGAAAAGCTTTGGGATATTTTGAAACAACAAGGCCGCCCATGAGTTTTACAGATAACTGGTCAGACGAAGAGTTCATTCGTCAGATGAACAAAATGCTCAATCAGCACAAAGAACAGGAGAAAGATGATGATTCTGACTCTGAATGATAAGCGTGAAATATCGCAAATAATCTCAAGTTTTACTGATGAAGATTACGAACGAATCAACAGTGAAGTTGATCGCCTCTGCAAACGTTGCGACCCAATAAGCGAAATGCTTCGCTCATATAAACCAGATGAACACACTAAGGACGCTATCGACTGGCTGGAAGATGATGACTGTAACTATCAGGAAAAAGCCGCTGAATGGTTCTGGGATGCAATAACCGAAAGAGTTAAGGCTGAATATGCCTTCGCAATATTCAAACGCAGACACATTTTTGGAGAAGCAGCATGAGCAATATCGTTGAATTCGTTAAACAGCAAGAGCAGTTATTCTGCGGAGCATTGACTGAACAGACGGTGACATGGGCTAAGGAAAGCCAGTTTGCAATTCAGTATTTCCAGAAAAATGATTACCTGGCTAAAACGGCACTGGCAAATCCAACCAGCGCACAGAACGCCATCATCAATGTTGCGGCGATCGGCATCACCTTAAACCCGGCCAGCAAACTTGCTTATCTAGTTCCGCGCGACGGCATGGTTTGCCTTGATATCAGTTATATGGGATTGCTCCATATTGCAATGGAGTCTGGTGTTATCTCATGGGGTCAGGCAAAACTTGTTCATGCTAACGATACCTATGAGTCAAACGGGCTTGATAAAGCACCAACCCATAAATACAACGCCTTCGGTGATCGTGGTGATATCGTTGGCGTTTACTGCACAGTTAAGACGCCAGCAGGTGATTATCTAACGGAAGAGATGAGTCTGGCTGAAATTGAGGCTGTAAGGAAAACAAGCAAGGCAGCATTCAGCGATAAAGGACCATGGGTAAATCACTGGAATGAGATGGCGCGAAAGACGGTCGTAAAGCGTGCAAGCAAGTATTGGCCTAAGGCATCACGTCTTGATAGTGCTATTCACGTACTAAACGAAGAAGAAGGTGTGTGGACTGAACCAGTTATGCCGCACAAATCAGAGGAAGATATCCGCGAAGATGAACGGAAATGCCAGCAGGAAATAATGGATAAAGCACAACTTCTTTGCGATGAAATGGCTCAGGCAGAAAACATGGATGATTTGAAGCGATATTTTGCAGAAGCATATCGCCTGACATCTGGAATGAAATTGCAGCAGAACGTACAAGCCATTTACATAGAATGCAAAGCGAAACTGGAGGTTGCCAGTGAGCAAACTGTATGAAATAGCCAATGAATACGCAAAGCTGATGGATTCAGATTTAGAGCCAGAGATGATTGCTGACACAATAGAAGGCATGGAAGGAGAATTTACCGATAAAATAGAGCAACTTCTTGCCATTATTAAAAATGAATCTGGTTATGCTGAACGCCTCAAGGACGAGGCAAAGTCACTGAATGAACGAGCAGCAGTAATTCAAAATAAGATTGACAGCATTATGGCGTATATAGCGTCATCGCTTGAAATGGTTGGTAAGAAAAAGATTCGAGCAGGTATTCACCAGGTAACAATCCGCAAACCGTCAGAAACTGTAGAAATCATCGACTCAAGCGCCCTTCCTCCTGAATACGTTGAGTTTGAAACGACAATTAAAGCCGACAAGTTGGCAATCAAGCACCAACTAAAAGCAGGAATAAATATCCCAGGCGCTCAACTCAAGGTTGGGAAACCTTCACTTCTTATCAAATAACGGTATCGACTATGAAAAAGACTCCATGGGAGAAATGGGAAGTCGATTTCTTGCGCGAAGTGGCGGCGACAATGCCAGTTGAAGTTATCGCTGAAAAACTGGAAAGGACTGAAAAAGCAGTAATGGCGAAAGCAACAAGGATTGGCGCTGACATTGTTAGCCGACTTCGTGGAAGACGATGGACAAGAGCCGAAGTATCACTTTTCGGTAAGTTCTCCGCAGAAGAAATAGCAATTGCAACCTGCCGCTCAATTTATTCAGTAAGAGCTATGCGATACAAGCTAAAAAAACTCGATGAAGAAAGAGCGGGCATACGAATAAATTAACAAAGAGGAATTTACCATGAGAGGGCTTGCATACAATCCCGGCATTCTTCCGGCAGAAATGATTATTCGCCAACGCGTAAAGCCAATGCCATCGAGAGAGGAATTGCTTAAGAGAAATTCTTTTCCATCAGTGAATCAAAACAAATATCTGAATGCAATGTGGCGGAGTGGGAAGAAATGAAACAAATGTCACTAATTGAGATGGATGGTTTTCTGAAAGGTAAATGCATCCCACGAGATTTAAAGGTTAACGAAACAAACGCTGAATATCTTGTCCGTAAGTTCGGTGAACTTGAATCAAAACTGGAAACTGCGTTGCGGGAGTGTCGTTCTGCTGGAATCACGATTGATAACCTTGAGGCCAAGTGCGCGGCGCTGGCAGCGGAGAGTTCGGGGATGAAGAAGTTCTGCAAAGACGCTGCATTCGATGCCGATTACGAAGCAGAGCTAGGTATGGAGCGTGGTGGATTCAGTGATGCGCTTAACGAAATCAAAACCCCAGCCACCGATGCTTTTCTGGCTGAAGTACGGGCGCAGGGCGTGGAGATGATGCGCGAACATCCATCAATCAAACTTTGCTCTTTGACGCACATATGTGACGAGTTAGCCGCCCAGATTCGCAAAGGAGTTCAGTCATGAGCATCCGAACTGAACATGGATTTGGTCCTTCAACAGTCGAAGTCGAATGGCTTGATGATTGCCCTAAGTGCCAGCACGGCAAAGCCAAGGTAACAGGATGGTCGGTAACCAAAGATTCTTTGTGGGCGGGTGATGAGGCCGTCTGTTCCAAATGCGGTCACAAAGGTGAAATCGATGCTGATGGAGAGAATGCCTGGGTGGAATGGGACGAAATCGAGGAGGCACAATGAGCAAAATTGACTATCAGGCACTGCGTGAGGCGGCAGTGAAAGCAACGTGGGGAGACTGGGACTCATATAAACCACACCGTGGCGCACGTGGTTATGAGGTCCGACTAAGTAGTCAGGCCATTGCGCAACACGTTCTGAAAAACAACGCTGAGTTTATTGCTGCCTTTAATCCAAAGGTTGCTTTGGCACTACTGGATGAGATCAACGCATTAGAGGAAACGCGTATCAACGATGTTTGCCGTATTGCGGAACTAACAAAACAACTGGAGTCGGCAAAATCAAAACTCAACGAACAGCGTGAATATTACAAAGGTGTTATCTCGGATGGGAGTAAGCGCATAGCAGAGTTAGAAAGTGATTCTCAGGCACAAAAGTTAGTTGAAGCAATCATTGTTGCGATAGAAAACGAACAGGAACGTCTTTTTGATGAAGATTACCTAATGGATTCGAAAGAATGCATTGACGTAATTCGTGAAGAAGTAAAGCGATGGAATGATTCCCGCGCCGCTGGCATTCGCATCAAAGGAGAGTGATATGGCAACTTTGCAGGAATTAATCGACCTGACGCCAGAACAGGAAAAAGCGTGGAATCGCCTTGTGAAGGCTGTAAAGGATTTCAGGGCAGCCGGAGGAAAGTTTTATAGCGTCCTGGACACGCTGAGCGCATACAACGGCGAGCACGTTGCCAGCATTGATAACGATAAGGGCTACCACACTGCAAGCGTCTATATGCCTAGCATTGATGCGCCAGGGCTAACCAGTTGGGCTGATGATTGGCACGGCATCACGCTGAAAGATGGCGTTGAAGTGGATGAGGACTAACACATGACTACTTTTACCGACAAAGAACTGATTAAAGAAATCAGAGAGCGAATCGGCAGCCTGGACGTGCGAGACAATATTGAGCGCCTGGCTTATGAAATCGCGCTGGCATCACTGGAAGCAGTATCGGATGAACGGGCAGCCTATGAATTATTTATGGAGAAGCGTTTCGGGGAATCTGTAGATCGCCGCAGGGCAAAAAATGGCGATGGCGAATACATGGCATGGGATATGGCGATTGGCTGGATTATCTGGTGTCACCGCGCCGCCATGCCTCAGGCCGGAAACTTTCGGGAAATCTCGGAAACGTCAACCAGCTCTCCGGTAACTCCGGATGGTTGGATAAGCTGTAGTGAGCGAATGCCCCCTCAAGATGATTGGATTTTAATTTATTCAAAGCACGGCGAGTATATGGCAGGACAGGTACAAGGGGAATACGTGGAGTTGAGCGACGGCACTTTATCGTGGTTAGGGAACGCCTTGTTCTGGATGCCGCTACCAGAACCGCCGCAGCATGATGGTGAATGATGCCGCCAGTTAAAGTTGTGATTATCACTTTGGTGATGATAGTGATTGCGAGAATCATGTCTGGTGAAATTGGGTGGATATGGTAATGGCTAAGGCAGCAGCAGAGCGCAACTAACAATCCTCGCATTCGCGGGGATTTCTTTTATCTGAACTCGCTACGGCGGGTTTTGTTTTATGGAGATGATAAATGCACTTCCGAGTAACAGGTGAATGGAATGGAGAGCCATTCAACAGGGTTATCGAAGCGGAGAACATCAACGACTGCTATGACCACTGGATGCTGTGGGCGCAGATAGCGCATGCAGACGTAACCAATATTCGAATTGAAGAACTGAAAGAACACCAAGCCGCCTGATGGCGGTTTTTTTATTGGAGACAAGAAATGTCAGATTTGGCTATGAAGGTTTTGAAATGGCAATCGACTGGCGATGTCGGCATCAGTAGCGCAACTCTTGCCTCAATCGCATGTGGACTGAAAAAGAATATCTATGGTCATCACTTCGGCGCTCCCCATGACGCAGCCGATTTCCGGCGATGCGTTGCGCTTGTCGAGCAGATTCCAGAAATCAGAGATTCATTCGACAAGGTTGCAAAGCGCGTTCCGGCATTCAAAGGAATCCTCAACGAATGGGATTCCCTCGTTGCTCTGTTGAAGTCTGAAATGAAGATACACGGAAACAAAGCACCAGAGACTTACAGAAGAATTAGCGAGTTACGCAAGGACTAACCACAGCCTCACACTCGATGAGGCCTGTTCATTTCTCAAGATATCCAGACCTACCGCAATAATACCAACTCAATAAATGGAGATTCCAAGTGGAAGAAGAAATCTTCACTCGTGAAGAGGCAGCATCGTATCTGAAGGTAGACAAAGGCACTATCACGCAGTGGATACGAAGTGGACGACTTCAGGCCGCAAAGATAAATCCAGATAAACCTAAAAGCCCATATCGCATTTGCAAGTCAGACTGCATTGCGGCGCTTAAGTCTGTAAGACACAATAGCGCGGTGAATGCGGTTGATGTGCAGGAGGTTAAAGCATGTCAATCAAACTACGCGGTGGCACGTGGCACTGTGATTTCGTCGCGCCAGATGGATCAAGAGTTAGACGCTCTCTTGAAACATCGGACAAAAGGCAAGCGCAAGAACTTCACGATCGTCTGAAAGCAGAAGCGTGGAGAGTAAAAAATCTCGGGGAATCACCGAAAAAGCTATTCAAGGAAGCCTGCATACGGTGGCTTCGTGAGAAATCGGATAAGAAGTCCATTGATGATGACAAGAGCATTATATCGTTCTGGATGTTGCACTTCAGAGAAACCATTCTCTCAGACATAACAACAGAAAAAATAATGGAGGCGGTAGACGGGATGGAAAACCGCCGCCATCGCCTGAACTGGGAAATGAGCCGGGACAGGTGTTTGCGGCTTGGCAAGCCAGTGCCGGAGTATAAACCAAAGCTGGCAAGCAAAGGAACGAAGACGCGGCATCTGGCAATACTTCGCGCTATTCTCAATATGGCTGTTGAATGGGGATGGCTTGACAGGGCGCCCAAAATATCAACACCACGCGTTAAGAATGGACGCATTAGATGGCTTACAGAAGAGGAATCGAAGCGCCTGTTTGCAGAAATAGCTCCTCATTTCTTCCCTGTGGTCATGTTCGCAATAACTACAGGCCTTCGCCGTTCCAACGTTACAGACCTTGAGTGGTCACAGGTCGATCTGGATAAGAAAATGGCATGGATGCACCCTGATGAAACAAAAGCTGGCAATGCGATCGGAGTTCCTCTTAACGAAACCGCATGCCAGATATTAAGAAAACAGCAGGGGCTCCATAAGAGATGGGTATTTGTCCACACCAAACCTGCCTACCGAAGCGACGGAACAAAAACAGCTGCGGTAAGGAAGATGAGAACCGATAGCAACAAAGCATGGAAGGGAGCGTTAAAGCGGGCAGGCATTAGCAACTTCCGATTCCATGACCTGAGACACACCTGGGCAAGCTGGCTGGTTCAGTCCGGAGTCTCTCTTCTTGCACTTAAAGAGATGGGGGGATGGGAAACTCTCGAAATGGTTCAAAGATACGCTCACCTTTCAGCCGGGCATCTCACCGAGCACGCGAGCAAAATCGATGCGATTATAAGTCGCAATGGCACAAATACGGCACAAGAGGAGAACGTGGTTTACTTAAATGTTAGGTAACTTATTGATTTAAATGGTGCCGATAATAGGAGTCGAACCTACGACCTTCGCATTACGAATGCGCTGCTCTACCAACTGAGCTATATCGGCCCTGAAAGGACATGTTCACGAACGTGAATCACGGTGGACAAGGTTAAAACTAACCGGGCGATGCGTCAATGGCCTTGTGAATCAAATGGCTACTTTTGCATCACCCGGTTTTATTTACGCACGAATGGTGTAATCACCAATGCCGATCCACTTATAAGTGGTCAGAGCTTCCAGCCCCATTGGGCCGCGCGCGTGGAGTTTTTGTGTGCTTACCGCAACTTCCGCCCCCAGTCCAAACTGGCCGCCGTCGGTAAAACGCGTAGAGGCGTTAACGTAAACAGCGGAGGAATCCACTTCGTTAACAAAACGCTGGGCGTTGCGCATATCGCGGGTCAGGATCGCATCGGAGTGTTGCGTGCCGTGTTCACGAATATGGGCAATGGCGTCATCCAGATCGCTAACGATTTTGACGTTCAAATCTAATGACAGAAACTCATCGTCATACTCTTCGGCTTTAACAGCCACCACCTTCGCGGGGCCTGCCTGCAACTGCGCCAGCGCGGCTGCATCAGCGTGTAACGTCACGCCGCTTTCCGCCATTTGTTTGCTTAATGCGGGCAGGAAGCTATCAGCGATGTTTTTATTCACCAGCAACGTTTCTACCGTATTACATGTGCTCGGACGCTGAGTTTTCGCGTTGACAATTACTTTCAGGGCTTCAGCGATCTCTGCACTTTCATCAACGTAAATATGGCATACGCCTATACCGCCTGTGATCACCGGGATTGTCGACTGCTCGCGGCACAGTTTATGCAAACCAGCCCCACCGCGCGGGATCAGCATGTCGATGTATTTATCCATACGCAGCATTTCACTGACCAGCGCACGGTCAGGATTATCAATTGCCTGCACGGCACCCGCCGGTAAGCCGCAGGATTTCAGGGCGTCCTGAATCACCGCTACCGTTGCAGCGTTAGTGCGACAGGTTTCTTTGCCGCCGCGCAGGATCACCGCGTTACCGGTTTTCAGGCACAGGGAAGCAACATCAACCGTCACGTTCGGGCGCGCTTCATAAATCACGCCAATCACCCCCAGCGGTACGCGACGACGCTCAAGACGCAGGCCGCTGTCCAGTACGCCGCCATCGATTACCTGCCCCACCGGATCGGCGAGATTGCACACCTGGCGCACATCGTCGGCAATGCCTTTCAGCCGTGCGGGCGTCAGTGCCAGACGGTCAAGCATCGCTTCGCTAAGGCCATTGGCACACGCGTCTGCAACATCCTGCGCGTTAGCGTTGAGGATACTTTCGCTTTGTGCTTCCAGTTCATCGGCGATTTTTTCCAGCACACGATTTTTTTCGCGGCTGGAGAGTTGCGCTAATTTATACGAGGCTTGCTTCGCGGCAATGCCCATTTGTTCCAGCAT